TCATTTAAATATATCCGAAACCCTTGCAAGATATTTATCTTCATAAAACGGTGAAATGGAGTTTTTTATCACGGTATGATTTATTTCTGTTTCCCCGGAAACGATTTTATTCAGAATGTCAGAGAGTTTTTTATTATCTCCGACAGGATATAATTCACCATTTACATACGGACGAATAATATCTGCAGGTCCTGTCGGACAGTCTGAACTGACAGTATAAATACCATAGCTGTTTGCCTCACACAGCACCATCGGCAATCCTTCGTATGCGGATGTTAAAATAAGCGCAGAGACATTTTTTATTTCTTGTTCTATGTAATTCCACGGGCTTGATTGCCAGCCATGCCAGATGATTTTATCGTCTATTTTCAGATCGTGAGCCAGGCTAGTTAATTTTTTTATTTCGGAGTCATCGCCGGAGCCGACGATATGCAATTTCCAGTCACCATGAACACCGGATAATGCGCTGAACAACTCCCTCATGTTTTTTTGTCCTCCGCACATTAAGCGACCGACATATAAAAAATTTATCGCATTGCCACAGCTGATTGTTCCAGATTGTTCCGGAACCGGGTTGTAGATCGTATAAATATCCGCAGGGTTGATACCCATTTCTGATAACTGAGTTGCTATACCACTACTGATAGACAGGTGTTTATCCGTCAGCCTGATATATTTGGCTTTATATGAGCCGGTGACAGAGAAATGATTCCACGAGAACAATGGAATTCTTTTAAATGCGAAGCGCAAAGCCAGTCTTGAAATGTAACAACCAACAGAATCAAAGGCAATGACATAATCCGGATTTATTTTTTAATAACAGAAGCGAATTGACAGGCAAAATAAACTCTCTTCAGCTTCCCGTTTTTTAGTGATGAACTGAAGCGTGTAAACGGGTTATTACCGAGCCACGTATCGTCAACACTATTATTCAGTTCATTAAAAAAGACGAAAGATATCTGATAGTTTTTCTCGGATTCAGTCAGTAATCTGCTGAATGTACTGAATACGGTTTCCATGCCTCCAAAACCGCTGATGTTACGACCGGCAATGATGATTTTGGTTATGTCAGACATGCTGTCTCTTTCCCGTGAACTGAGGTGGTACAGACAATTTAACATAAGTATCATTACTTACCAAAACTAATCGGCAGCTTGATTTTTTTAGGTAGTCATTATGATAAGGTATCCATGCTTAAAAATAAATCATACGGATATTATCTGTGACCTGACCTGCGTTAAATGTGATTTCTCCTGTGGCACAATAACGGAGAGTTAAGGGATAACAGCCGCTGATGTCTGGTTTTTATCTTTGTAAGCTGTCACCGGGAAACAGAAGGTCTGGTATGAAAAAAGTGGTGGTTATATCCTGTTTGCTATTTTCATCTGCGTCTTTTGCAGTCAGCTTTGATTGCAGTAAAGCACAGAGTAAAACAGAAAAACTGGTGTGCGATAGTCCGTCATTATCTCAGGCAGATGATGAATTATATGCAGATTACCTGCAGGCAAAAAAATCACCGGAAACAGTGATGAGTTTAGAAAAATTGTCAGAGAAAACCGGAAACTGAGATTACAGAATTGTGATACAGAAGCATGCCAGCTGGAATGGTATAAAAAATCATCTGTGCTGTTCCGGAATATTGCTGACAGTAAAAATCCGGCGTCAGCGCAGATATGCTACGAGGACGGGCAGCAGGTGACATTAACCGGTACACTGAAACGTGTTGTATTTCCGGGGCCGCCAAATTATGAAAGCGTGGAAGAGGGCGATGAACCGGAGCCGTATTGGGTTCTTTTTACCAAAGCACCTTTGACCTGTATAAAAGACAGTCCGGACTGGGGCAGTAATGACCAGTTTCAGTTGATAGTAAGAGGTGATTTTTACAGCAAAAATCAGCATTATCTTAATCAGCAGGTCTCTGTTACCGGCGAAATGTTTTATGCCGAAACCGGGCATCACCATACACCGGTACTAATCGATGTGACGGCAATAAAAGGCGTGAAGGTTATTTCACCGTCAGATAACCACTAATTCTGTGTTTCACTGATAGTTGCTCCGGATATTCACAAGGCTAATCTCCCTGTTATTTCCGGAGCAGATTAACATCATCCATAAAAATACTGTATATTTATCCAGCTCCCTCTCGGGCGGGCTTTTTCTGTCAGTGTCCCGGCGACCTGAGCGGGCACTGAAGAGTAGCTGATACCGGGAAATAAATACGGATACTATACAGGTGAATATTATGAGCAGAGACATTCAGACGATACTGTTGCACTGGGGCGGTTGGGCAGCGGGTGGTCACTGTGCGGGCATGGGCTGGGCCCGTGTTTCATCCGGATTCCGGGAACTTGCTCAGAACAGCAGTAAACAGAGACCCTCATGCAGCGATGAGGATGGCCGGGTTATCGATCGTTGTGTATCCATGCTGGGGACGGCCGGTCTGGAACGTGAACGCGACTATATTACGGATTATTACGTGAAAGGGATGAGCAAGCGGGCGATCGGGCGTAAATATAAAGTCCGCGAGGATGAAATCCGTAAACAGGTACAGAGCGCTGATGAATCCCCTAATGATTTTGGTAAAAATCATTAAGTTAAGGTGGATACACATCTTGTCATATGATCAAATGGTTTCGCGAAAAATCAATAATCAGACAACAAGATGTGCGAACTCGATATTTTACACGACTCTCTTTACCAATTCTGCCCCGAATTACACTTAAAACGACTCAACAGCTTAACGTTGGCTTGCCACGCATTACTTGACTGTAAAACTCTCACTCTTACCGAACTTGGCCGTAACCTGCCAACCAAAGCGAGAACAAAACATAACATCAAACGAATCGACCGATTGTTAGGTAATCGTCACCTCCACAAAGAGCGACTCGCTGTATACCGTTGGCATGCTAGCTTTATCTGTTCGGGCAATACGATGCCCATTGTACTTGTTGACTGGTCTGATATTCGTGAGCAAAAACGACTTATGGTATTGCGAGCTTCAGTCGCACTACACGGTCGTTCTGTTACTCTTTATGAGAAAGCGTTCCCGCTTTCAGAGCAATGTTCAAAGAAAGCTCATGACCAATTTCTAGCCGACCTTGCGAGCATTCTACCGAGTAACACCACACCGCTCATTGTCAGTGATGCTGGCTTTAAAGTGCCATGGTATAAATCCGTTGAGAAGCTGGGTTGGTACTGGTTAAGTCGAGTAAGAGGAAAAGTACAATATGCAGACCTAGGAGCGGAAAACTGGAAACCTATCAGCAACTTACATGATATGTCATCTAGTCACTCAAAGACTTTAGGCTATAAGAGGCTGACTAAAAGCAATCCAATCTCATGCCAAATTCTATTGTATAAATCTCGCTCTAAAGGCCGAAAAAATCAGCGCTCGACACGGACTCATTGTCACCACCCGTCACCTAAAATCTACTCAGCGTCGGCAAAGGAGCCATGGGTTCTAGCAACTAACTTACCTGTTGAAATTCGAACACCCAAACAACTTGTTAATATCTATTCGAAGCGAATGCAGATTGAAGAAACCTTCCGAGACTTGAAAAGTCCTGCCTACGGACTAGGCCTACGCCATAGCCGAACGAGCAGCTCAGAGCGTTTTGATATCATGCTGCTAATCGCCCTGATGCTTCAACTAACATGTTGGCTTGCGGGCGTTCATGCTCAGAAACAAGGTTGGGACAAGCACTTCCAGGCTAACACAGTCAGAAATCGAAACGTACTCTCAACAGTTCGCTTAGGCATGGAAGTTTTGCGGCATTCTGGCTACACAATAACAAGGGAAGACTTACTCGTGGCTGCAACCCTACTAGCTCAAAATTTATTCACACATGGTTACGCTTTGGGGAAATTATGAGGGGATCTCTCAGTACAGAGCGCGGAAAGCTTTATTTTTGGTTGTCTGGAAACACTGGCAGTGCAACTGGATATGGATAGTTTATATAAAGCCTATCCTGATGTCCGGAGCACATTGGTGCGGCCGCAAACGGCATGCTAATCTGTAAAAAATAACGAATTACATATTGAAAGGCATTCAGATTCTGAGTGCCTTTTTGTCGTTATGGCGGGATGTTTTTCCGCAGTCCGGAGCACATTAGTGCGGCCGCAAACAGCATGCTAATCTGTAAAAAATGACGAATTGCATCTTACGGTGAAGGATATGCCGCGCAAAAGTCGTCGCCGGTTTCTTTCAGTTCAGTCAGTTCATAAGCCATGACGTCTTTGTTATCTTTAACGGTATGATAGCGGGATTTGAGTTTTACTATCAATGAATCCGGAACAACATCATTGTCATCAGGATCACGCTTTGCACAATAAAAATAAAACATCGCTTTTTGCAGCACAGAAACCGGTAATACATCGTAATGGCCGGATAAATACTGAATAACATACTCACGGTGTTTATCTGATGACAGCAGTAAATATTCCATACATTGGGATTTAAAATAATCATTACTGATTACCGGTGATTCCATTATTTTTTTCCGGAATTCACAGGATAAATCAGGGTCACGTACAGAAAGCGCATCCAGATAAAAACCCGCTTCTTCTGCACCCTCGTCTTCACAATCCCAGTTGAAATATAACGGGTTGATATAACCTTGTTTCAGGTACAGTGCTAAACCATCAGCCAATTCCTGTGTTGATTTACTGTTGTAATCGTTATCCATGATGCCGGTTCCGGTTTTATGGTATATGGCGGATACCATTAATATACGGTTTCCTGACGGAAATTAAATCATTATTTATCTGTCATTATATCACTGCACCGAAATACGGTGTGTTCAGCCCTGCCTGTGAGCAGGGCTTTTTTATGGCCGGACAGGAGGCAGAGAGTATTCACAGGCACTGAGGTAAGAATGAATGATAAAGACATTGAATTAATTATTTATAACCAGCTGGTTACTGAGCTGAAAAATCACGGTATTACCACGGGCGTTAAGGCGGGTTTCTTTCCGGAAAATCATATCTCCGGAGAGGATTTTATTGCCTTTTATCCTGTTGGTGAGACACCGGCAGGATGGCAGAAACGCAGTTATGCCGTCCGCGGGCAGAATGCCAATCATACCGAAAGCCAGATAACTGAAAAAAAATACCAGGTTCAGGGGTTTATTACTGAATCTCAGACACATACCGCCGGTGATATTGTGGCCGCAGTCAGGATGATTGTGAATTCACTGCCCTTTACCGGTGTGCTGAATAAACAGGGAGTCGGCGTTCAGCGCGCCGGTGCTATCCGGGTGCCGTATCTGGCTGATGACCAGGGGCATTACAGACAGGCACCTTCTTTTGATTTCAATGTGACGTTTACCCGTACACTCCGCCCGGAGACCGGCGTTGTTTCAGCGCTGTTCCCGGATATTTACTGCATATAAGGTTTTACTATGCCAATTAAACAAACACGCTATGTCGATATCGCCTCTGCGGTCATCGGCGCTTCTGCTGTGCCTGAGCGTAAGCTGACCGCACGGTTATTCTCTGCTGATCCGAAAATTCCGGCCGGTCATGTCCTTGAATTTGCGCCGGGGCAGGTTGATGAACTGCTGGGGGCGAATTCACCGGAAGCTCAGTTTGCCCGTCAGTATTTCAGTTATGTCAGTCCGGCACCGGTCAGTAAACCGAAAGCGCTGCAAATTGCCGCATACGCGCCGGTCGGACGCACACCGGCACTGTTCGGTATCAAAGCGGCCGCGCTGGCTGATCTGACAGCCGTCACAGACGGCACACTGTCCGTAACCATCGGTCAGACCACCAAAAACTATAAGGATCTGGATTTAGCGGCGGCCAAATCCTATGCCGATATTGCCTCACTGATCCAGGCAAAACTGAATGCTGAGAGTGAGCCGCAGTTCGCGGGCAGTTATCTCACTTTTAATGCACAAAAGAATGCGTTCGAACTGAACGGCGGTGTACAGGAGCATGTCTCCGCCGGTGTGGCGTATTCCGTTCTCGCGGATGCCATGGGACTTTCTTCCGGGCTGTCATCAGAAGGGCATCCGGCGCAGACACCACTGGAAGCTTTTATGGTGGCAGAGCAGGTATCTGACTCATTCGGCAGTGCGACGTTCCTCACTGAATTACCGGCGGAGCAGGCTGTGCCGCTGGCGCAGTATGTCGCCGGTGAGAATGTGAAATATCAGCTGCATCTCAGTGTGTCTGCCGACAATGCAGAGGAATTAAATTCCGCGCTGGCAGGAACGGCATCTGTTGGTCTGAACCTGAAAACGGACAATGGTTACTTTATCCAGGCGCTGCCGATGGCAGTGATGGCAGCGACCGATTATGACCGGACGAATGCTGCGACAAACTACATGTTCCGTCAGCTGGGTGTGACCTTCCCGGCACAGGTGACCAAAGACGCGGATGCGGATCGCTTCGACAAGCTGCGCGTGAACTATTACGGCGAAACGGCGGTGGCCGGCTCGCAAATCCGTTTTTATCAGCGCGGCTTCCTGTGCGGCGGAGCATCTGATCCGCTGGATATGAGTGTTCACGCCAACGAGCAGTGGCTGAAAGCGTATATCGCACAGCAGTGGTTCAGCCTTCTGTTGGCCACCCGCGGTGTTCCGGCCAACAAAGACGGTGAGGCACAGGCGCTGATGGTGATTGCCGGTGCAGTTACCAAAGCGCTGGATAACGGCACTATTCTGGCCGGTAAGAACCTGACAGAAGTACAGAAAATCGCAGTGGCAGATGCCTCCGGTGATGATCTGGCCTGGCACGATGTGCAGGACAAAGGTTACTGGTATGACGCGAAAATCACCGAAAACACCGGCAAAACGGTCTGCCGGAGTATGTCATGAAATACGTGCTGATTTACGGCAAAGGCGACTGGGTCCGTAAAGTCGAAGGCTCACATAACTTAGTGTAAGTAAGGAAGAAAAATATGATTGAAGTATCAGCAACCGGTCTCGCGCTGGTGGTGAAAGCCAGCAAAACCTTTCCGTCAGGTATTCTTATCACCGCCTTTGCGGATGATGCGGATCCGCTGGATCTCCCGCCGACCGAGATTGTTAAAACAGGCGTCGATATCAACGGTAACCTGCTGAGCTGGTCAGCACCGGCACCGCAGACGGTCACAATTAACGTGCCGGCGGGCAGTGAGGAAGATCAGAACCTGGCTATCCTGCTGGACGCCAATACGGCGAAAAGAGGCCGCCGCGCCGCTGGGGATAATATCACGATGGTTGCCTCTTACGGCAACGGTTCGACCACCACCGCACGTAACGGCCGTATCACCAACGGCAGCCGCGGAAGCTCTGTCGCCGGTGCGGGCCGTCTGAAATCCAAACAGTACACATTTGTATTCCAGGATTTTGATTTTACACGTAATCGTTAATTCTGAGCGGGCGAAAGCCCGCTTTTTTACGGGAAAGAAATATGCTGATCAAACCTAAAGAAGTGGCGGTAAAAGATGCCGATGGTGTTGAGAAAACATTCATTATCAGCCGTCTTCCGGCAATTACCGGGCGGGAAATTCTCGCCAAATATCCGCTGTCCAATGCGCCGAAAATCGGTGACTACGAAGTCAGTAAAGATGCCATGCTGAAAATGATGGCCTATGTGTGTGTGCCGGTCAGTGGTGAAGAGATCCCGCTGAAGACACAGGCTCTGATTGATAACCATGTGCCGGACGGGGAATCGCTGATCCGCCTTGAGCTGGAAATGCTGAAGTACAACACCAGTTTTTTCGGCAAAGGCGGGAGCCGGGGTTTCCTCCCCTCCCTGCTCAGCAGGGCAGGCAGTTCACTCCCGTCGGTTATAAAAACGCTGATAGCTTCTTTGCAGTCATCATCAGCGAAAAACTCGCCACCCTCAGCGAACTCAAAACCTCAGTAGATCTGGAGGAGGCACTGGATCTGTGGGAAATCGCCATTACCAACAGATATAACGAAGCGCTGGCCGCTTTAAAGGATAGATAATGTCTCTGACGGAAACCTTTGTTCAGTTAATTGAATCTGATATCAGTCAGACAAACGGCGCACTTGATAATCTCCGGCGTTCCACGGATGACATCGTTGACGATATAAAACAGGCGCAGCAAAACACGCTGACGTTCGGCAGCCTGCTGAAAGAGATGTGGCCGTGGCAGGAGCAGGTAAGCGGCGGACAGTATATTGAGTTTGAGAGTAATGCCGGGGAAGTGACAAAACAGACCGGTGAAATGAGTACGAAACTGAGTGCCATTGTGACCTCGCTGGTGCAGTTTACCGGTGGGGAATCTGACGCTGTATTTAAGGCGCTGAAGCAGAATTATGACGACCTGCAGAACAGCATCTCTGAAACCCGGCGTACCGGCGAGGCGGCAGCGGCGGCAGAAATAAGTGCCCAGAAAAAAGTACAGAGCGCTCTCCGTGATTCGGATGCCGCCTGGCAAAGTGCATTTGATAACGTTGCGGCACTGGCGGAAAAATCCCTCAATTTCGCCGGTATTTCAACGACAATCACCGGACTTATCAGTGATGCGACAGCCCGCGCCGCTGAAATTGAATCCATTGATAAACTGGGCAGGGAAATCAATATCACCACGCAGGATGTGGATGCGTTTTCCGGCTCGGTTGCTGCTCTCGGCGGAACACGCAGTGCCGCACAGGCCGATTTATCCGCAATGGCAAAAGCATTCGGTTTTGCCGGGGATTCGATGGAAAAGGTGTTACAGACTGCGGATAAAGTGCAGGGCATGTCATTCAGTGAGGCCAAAAAGACACTCGGCGGACTGGGTGTTGAGGATAACGGCACTGTTGAGCTGCTGATGAAAGGCCGGGAAGAGTTATCCCGGATGATGGAAACGCAGAAAGACTATGGCGGTATCACCCGCGAAAGTATTGAGCAATCCATCAGTTTTAACAATGCCATGCTGAGCCTGGAACAATCCGCCGGTCTCCTGAAAAACAGCCTGATGGGTATGCTGATCCCGGCGCTGGCTCAGGGGCTGGACTGGCTGGAAAAAATCGTTGTTTTTGCGAAAGAAAACAAAAATTTTGTCACCGGCTTTTTTATCGCGGTGGCCTCCGTCGTGACAGGCAAATATGTGCACGCCATGAAACTGGCACAGATCAGTACATGGACCGCCATGCTGCCGGTTATGGCGGTGGTGGCGGGGATCCTTCTGCTGGCGGCGGTTTTTGCGCTGGTGTATGACGACATCATGAATTTCATCGACGGTAACGACTCGATGATCGGACGGATACTCGACAGCTATCCGGGACTGAAAGCGGTCATTCTCACGGTGTGGGAGGCGTTTGTCGTCCTGTTTGACTTCATTATGTCGGTGATTGGCGTTGTGGCGGATATTGTCGTCGCGGCTTACAACACCATGAACACGGCACTCAATGAGTTTATTGACTGGCTGACTGCCAGTATTCAGGGGTGATGGCCTGGGGCGCTGAATTTGAAGCGGTCTTTGATACCGTGTCAGATGCGGTTGTTGGTATCTTCACATGGCTGTGGGAGCAGATTGAGGAGATCCTCGGCTGGATCAGTAAAGGGATGGATCTGGTCAAAGAGGGCTGGAGTACAGTGAAAGGCTGGGTCGGTATGGGGGATTCGGCAGAGATTGAACAGAACGTTAACCGTACCGTGACCACGAAGGGCAAACTGGAGTACAGCATCCCGGAAACCCCGTCTCTCAGTGAAGAGGAAACACTGAAACTTGCCGGACAAATCACCGGCCATGTCACCACGCTGGCGGCTAACCCGATGGCATCCCTGACCAGCGGAACGATCAGTAATCAGTCTGCGGTCAGCAATGAAAATATTATCTCTGTCGGTGAGGTCAGTATCGTTGCCAAAGACGGTGATCCGCAGACTATTGCGGCGGATATCGTTGAGGTGCTGCGGCAGCACATCGAAAATATGGGACATGAATATAATTCGGGGATGGAGAAATGATAACAGAAGTCAAAATCTTTGATGTGAACTCATTTGCCACGCTGTTTGATTCAGCAAGCCCGGTAAAACTGACAGTCTCTGATACCCATAAAGCCACATCGTTTCAGGTGGAATCCGGTGAAACCCGCAGTGATCATGTCGTGGTTAATGCGGTAACTATCAGTATGGATTTAATGCTCACCGGCGAAACAGAAGATGAGTTTAAGGCAATGCAGCAGGCGTATGACTATCACAAGCTGGTGTGTATTCAGACCAGGGTGAGAGCCTACGGGCCGATGCTGATCACCTCTTTTACCCATGATGAAAATCCGGAAATGGCTGATGGTCTCAGCCTCTCGCTGACCTTTACCGAGTGGCGGGTGATTGAACCGGAATACGGCGAACTACCGCCGCGCAAGGTGGTGAAGAAAAAACAGAGCAGCACAGTGAACAGCGGCAAAGTGCAGGCTCAGACGGCGGCACCGCCACCGGCGAAAAAAAGTTCTGTTGCCGTAAAACTTGCCGGCGGGGCTGCCGGTAAACCGGGGGGCAAATGAAAATTATACCACTGAATACCGTGCCGAATCAGCGCCTGCGGGTCACGCTGAATGAACAGGAATGGGAACTGACAATCAAAACCGCGCACGGAGTGATGTGCTGTGATATCCGCTGCGATGATGAGATTGTTGTGCAGGGGATGCGGATGCTGCCGGATCAGCCGCTGATCCCGTACCGCTATCTTACGTCAGGCGGCAATTTTACGTTACTGACCGGCGGGGACGCATTGCCCTGGTGGGAACAGTTCGGAAAAACACAGACACTGGTCTGGCGGGGGGATGATGATTGACTTACGCAGGATCCGCTGCGCCATCGAGGTTAACGGCCGTCTGCAATGGTATGAGGGCATGCGTATGCATGCTTCGGGCACGAAATACGCCAATCCGTTACAGAATGACTGTTCATTCAGCATTGATGGCCTGAATACACAAACCCGCAACATGCTGCTGACGGAAACCAGTCCCTTTACGGAGAGCAAAACACCACACCGGATCATTCTGGAAGCCGGGCGGCGCAGTACCGGCGTATTCCGCATCTTTACCGGCGATATTGTCAGCGCGGAAATTGCGTCACCGCCGGATGTGACACTGACGCTGAAAGCCAAAACCGGCAATGCCGGCACCCGCGATATTGTGACTTCCGGGGGGCAGGCGATGTCAAAAATGAGTGAGATCGCTGCAAAAATCGCAAAAGACTGCCATGTTTCACTGGATTTCCAGGCGACCGATAAAAATGTCGCTAACTGGTATTTTTGCGGTCCCGCGCTGAAGCAGATTGAGCGGCTGCAGGACGCCGGGAATGTGAAAGCCTTTATTGATGACGATGTGCTGTATGTGAAAGACAGGGATAAAGCGCTGTCCGGCAAACTGCGTATTCTGAATCAGAAAACCGGCATGATCGGGATCCCGAAAGCGACAGAGAAAGGGCTTGAAGTGTCATATCTGATCGACGGTGAATCCTGCCTCGGCGGTATGCTGCGGCTGAACAGCAAATTCAACCCTTCGCTGAACGGGGATTACATCATCGAGCAGCTGAAATTCGATATCGCCTCACATGAGGATGCCTTTTTTTATACGGCAACCTGCAAACGGGCCTGACGACACGGGCAAAGCAATGAATAAACCTAACAGTGATATGGCCAGTGAAGGCAGTCTGGCCGGGCAGTTTGCGGCTGCGTTCCGCAGTCTGCTGATGAATATTGACGATATGCTGCCGGCCACGGTGGTCAGTTATGACGACACGAGCAACCGGGCCGTGGTGAAACCGCTGGTGATGATGGTGACGACCGCCGGAAAGAAAGTCGGGCGCGGTGCGCTGGCTAATATTCCGGTGTTTCGTTTCGGCGGCGGCGGTTTTTTTATCCGTATGCCGGTAAAACCGGGGGATTTCGGCTGGCTGAAAGCCAATGACCGGGATATCAGCCTGATTTTCCAGCGCGGCGGATTGGAAGACGAACCCAATACCGCACGTCTGCACACATTCAGTGATGCCATGTTTTTTCCCGATACACTCAAAGGCTGGGTAATCGACGGCAAAAATACGGATGCCCTGGTGGTGCAGTCTGCGGATGGTGCTGTGTGTTTATCGCTGCACGGGGATAAAGCCGTACTGGATACACCGTTGTTTGAGGTTAATGCACCGGAAACCATTTATACCGGGAATGTGACTATTAATGGTAATCACGCTGTGAATGGTGACAGTAATGCGGCGGGCGGCACCCTGAAACATAACGGCAAAGACATCGGTTCAACCCACAAACACAGCGGTATTCAGCGCGGACATGAGGATTCAGGAGAACCGCTATGATGACATTTGATGTCAGTGAAAATAATGATCTGTTCACCGGGGGAGACGGTAATCTCGCCATCGCCCGCGATGAACAGGCAGTAAAAAACAGCTGTGCTCAGTATATCAAAGCACTGCGCGGCGAAATGCTGCATAAGCAGGATAAGGGCATTCCGTATTGGAAAACCACGTTCGGACGGCAGGCGGATCTGCCGGTGTTTGAAACCGCATTCCGTGAACGGATAGGGGAGATCCCGCAGGTCACAGAAGTGATTTCATTCGCGGCCGTCCTGAAAGATAACAATCTGAGCTATACCGCTGTTTTACAAACTGAATACGGGAGTATCAGGTTAAATGGCTGAATATAACTATATTACCTCATCCGGCGTGATTATCCCGGATACTGCTGAGCAGCGCACAGCCGTTGAAAATGAGTTTAAGGCGGTGTTTGGTCAGGATCTGGATATTTCGCCGGAAACCCCGCAGGGGGTGCTGATCACGATGGAAACAGAGAATCGTGATGCCATTGTGCGTAATAATGCGGAACTGGCAAATCAGATAAACCCGGATCTTGCCGGAGGCGTGTTTCTGGATGCTATCTGGGCACTGATGGGAGGGGAGCGCCGGGATGCCACCCGCTCGATTCTGACGCAGGTACAGTTCGGCGGTGTGCCGGGCACTATCATTCCGAAAGGGGCACAGGCAGAAACACTGGCCGGTGACACGTTTTTCACCACAAAATCGCTGATTATCGGTAAAAACGGGACTGTCAGCGGCGATATGCGTGCAGTTGAAACCGGTCCCGTGGAGTGTCCGGCCGGGCAGATGATGACGGTGGCCAGTTCTGTTCTCGGATGGGAGACGGTGACTAACCCGACCGGTGCGGTTACCGGCCGGATTGCGGAGTCTGATTTACAGTCCCGCCGCCGCCGTAAACTGACACTGGCAAAAAATACGGTCAGTGTCGGTGAGGCCATGACTTCCGCGTTGTATGAACTGGAAGGTGTCCGCTCTCTGGCATACCGGGAAAATTATACCAATACCCCGATGGCAGCGGACGGTATCACGCTTGTACCGCACAGTGTGTATGTCTGCGTCGAGGGCGGGGAGAGTCAGGAAATTGCTGCCGCACTGCTGCGGACCAAAACCATCGGTGCCGCCTATAACGGCAGTGAGGAGGTTGAGGTGACGGAGCCGGTCAGCGGGCAGGTTTACACGGTAAAATTCGATCGCGCAAAAGAAGTGGTGCTGTTTTGTCGTGTGACGGTCAAAAAAACCGCCCTGGATGCACAAACGCTTATCCCGGCGGCGGTGGAAGCCTGGGCAAACGGCGATACCGGGGGGGATGGCGGGCTGGTGGTCGGGCGGGAAGTTTCACCGTTTGAGATTTCTGCCGGCATTAACGCCGCTGAGCCGCGGCTGTTTATCAACCGTATTGAATTATCCGCAGACGGCACACACTGGTCACCGGATATTTATCCGGTAAAACTGACGGAAGTTGCCAAAATTAACCGCAGTGCGGTTCAGGTGGTGTTTGTATGACAGACTCCATCCAGTCGTTTTCATTTCATTCAGATCTGCTGCGGGCATTGTTATGGCAGTACGAAGAGGCGGAAAACCTGAAAGCGCTGGCCCGCTATAAATCGGACTGGTTTGAGCGGGCGACCGTCAGCTTCTGGCAGAACTGGTACAACGATGTGTTTAATATCGATACCGCCACTGATTTTGGCCTCGGTATCTGGGCGCGGATCCTGGATGTGCCGCTCGGGGTGGATATTCCGCCGCATGATAAAACAAAAATCGGTACCGGTTTTGGTAATAAAAAGGCCAATTTCAGGGCGAATTTCCGGCGTAACAGTGATTACACACTGTCACTGACACAGGAACAAAAACGGCTGATTATCCGTATGCGTTATTTCAATCTGACGCAAAGCCCGACTGTCAGCAATATTAATGAATTCCTTGAACGGTTTTTCGGCAATAAAGACAGCAGGGTATTTGTGCTCGATCCGCTGGATATGACCTATCTGTATTACGTGTTTAATTTTAATCCGGATGAACGCCTGCGCGTTCTGCTGGAGAACTTCGATCTTATGCCGCGCCCGTCCGGTGTCGGCGTCAAATACCGGATTGTGACCAAAAAAGCCTTTGGTCATGGTGAAAACCGGAAAAACTTCCTGAGCAGTAACTTCGGAGCATAAAACGTATGACTAAATTATTTAAAGTCCCCTTTGCAACACAAGGGGACCGCGCTGCTATTCCTGATGAAGTCCGGGCCGATGGCGCGGTTTCCTATACCCAGGGTTACGGGTATGACTACGAGCGGGACCAGGCCACAGATCCGGCTGCCAAAGATATTGAACGTGAGAAGATGAACAGCCTGTTCCACGATATCACGGAAGCGGTCGGCGAAATGCAGTCCTTCGGAGTGCCGGTCTGGCAGGAGGCCGGTAAACCGTATGCTGTCCGCAGTATTGTGTACCACAAAAATAAAACCTGGCAGTCAAAAATTGAAAATAACACCACCGAACCGGTTGCCGGAACGGCATGGGCAGAACTGAAAGCAGATTTGACCGCCGGAGAGGTGGGCGCTTACAGCAAAGGTGAGTCTGATCAGAAATTCCAGCCTGCGGGTAATTATCTGCCGGAAGGTTACAGTTATTCCAAAGCGGAATCTGATACTAATTTCCAACCGAAAGGTAATTATGCCACTAAATCTGAATTGATTAACGGGTTGGCAGGTAAACAACCGGTTGGTGATTATGCAACTAAAACAGAGAGTAACGGAAAACTAGCTAAAGATAAAAATGGTGCGGATATACCGGATAAAAGCGAATTTATCAATAATCTCGGTTTGAGTGAAAAATTTCAGCCGAAGGGAAACTACCAACCGGCGGGGAATTATTATGTTTTTAGTGATATTACAACAATGCCGGAACGCGGTTTCAATGGGGTTTTTTCAGGCGGAGTGAGTGTTAAATATATCAAAGGGTTTTCAATATCATCAGGAAGCGGAGGGTCTGATACAGCGCAGCTATATATTGACCATAAAGCAGGGCTGACAGTTAGATATTTAAATAATAATGGGGCAGTAAATGAGGATAAGATTGTCGGTATTCCTATTGGCGCCACTATTGAATGGCAGTCAGCAGTAGCCATTCCTGACGGGTTTTTAATAAATGATGGTCGCGAGTTTAATGCATCTTTATACCCAATGCTTGCCAAAGTTTTTCCGGATCTGAAACTCCCTGATGACAGAGGACTTTTTAAACGCGCATTAGACAATGGGAGAGGATATGATTCCGGACGAAAACTCGGGAGTTTTCAAAATGATGCAATGCAAAATTTAACCGGGAATTTTGGTAACCCGACAATTGAAGGCGGTGATTTCTCAGAAGGAGTATTCCGGCATTCAGTAAATAAAGGCGGACGTGCTGCTGGTGCCAATGCAAACTCAATTTCGTACTCTTTTGATGCTTCCCGGCAAGTAAGGACAGCTCATGAATTCAGACCGGTAAATAAAGCGGTTATTTATATTACAAGGGTTATTTAAAATGGCAGAATACAATACAAAAATTCAGTACGCAAAATTTGACAAGAATGGCCTGGCAATCACTCCCGGATGGGCGGAGGTTTATTGTTGTCATCCCCTTACAAGAGAATATACCGGCAAAAGCCAGGATGAAGTTCCGTTAGGATTTAGTTTAAAAGCCGATGTTTATTTGGATAAACCAGTAATACCTGCTCCCGGATTTGCAGTTGTTCGCAGTGAAGATGGTAAACATTGGGTGCATACTGAAGATCACAGAGGTAAAACTGGTTATGACAAAATTACGAAAGAAAAAATTCAAATAAGTATGTTTGGTACTTTACCAGAAAATCTGACATTACGTGAACCACTGACACCTTTTGATAAATGGAATGGCGAGGAGTGGGTCACAGATGAGTCCGAAAAATTAAAACATGAAATCACCATAGCGAATAGTCGAAAACAATCCTTGCTGTCTGAAGCAGAACAGATGATTGTTATGCTTGAGAGAAAAATACGCCTGGGGATGGCAACTGCTGAAGATCAGGTTAAGCTGACAAAATGGGAAATTTTTAGTATAGAAGTCACTGATACTGATACATCAGCAGGTATCGCTACAACATGGCCTGTTTTTCCGGATTCGGTGGATTGATAATATCAGAAGCGGCGGTTTAATCTGCCGCTTCTTAATGAAAAGAGTAATTAAGTAGAATGATTAGACTTTTATGTGTCCTATACATGAGAGTAGCCTTATAACATTTTTTAATTTTATATTTAATGCTGTTAGTATTAATACCATGTAAGAATCCTATGGATAAAAGGAGGATCCGGCTTTTCTGAATACATTGAAATAAATGATAACTATTTTCGGAGCACTGATACTTTGAAAATGCATCTTTTCATTATTAAGTAAATACGGGATCATATCCATGAAGAGATTAGACGGTGAACCATGGCAATTTAATCACCTCATGCGTAACCAGTGAATCTGACTGCTGGTGAAAATATTCTGCCGGATAAAGAGACGGTAATATTTTTACCTGCCACAAGGTACGGGGACAATCACGGCGGTAAAACGCTATAATCGGTGTTCAGTATATTGCAGATAAGGGTAATGCTTTTATGACTGACAACGACGATATGCGGGCGTATTCAGAATTCGATTTTGAAGCTATTGCGCAGTGTAATCAAATCAGAGATATGCTGATGGCGGCGCTGGAAAGACGAAATAAAGAAATGCAGCGTCTGCGGATAAAAACACAGGAAATTCAGCGGGAATTTCCCGGTGATTTGAAAAAGCTTCAGGCGCATATGCGGGAAATGAAAGATTCCAATAATGAAGTCATGGCGCTGGTCAGAGAATATAATGTCTGGGCTGAACGGGCCGGATAAGCTGGTACTGGAATGAGCCGGGTAACCTGCTGATATGACAGCGCAGATGCTGCCCGGCATTTTATCCGGACATTCCGCTCCGGTGCCGGGGGTTTTTCTGCTGTTTACTGTAATGCCCCGTTTACGTATTACAGTGTATTTTTCTGCCTTCTTTCTGTTTTTTCTTCTTATTTTTTTCTGTCACCAAAAGCGGTTGCGGCAGAAACAATGCACAGCAATATATCAGGACGGAATTCTCTTTTATCCGGTATTAAACTGCGGAATTTTTACCGTATGATTTATATGAGTAATACAGACGATCGAAAAGTACTGCTGCAGCAAACGCCGGATGAAATGATACTGCAATATGCAGAAAACCGGCAGGCATTGTTTAACAGCGCGATGGATAAAGATCCCTCTGGGTTGCTTTGTTTCAGCTTCATTTACCCTGCAGAGCCGGATAACGGAGCTGTCATGACATTTTTACCCGCAAAAGAAACAATGCCGGGTTTATCTCAGGCAGAAACTGACGCATTATATACCGGTATCTTTCTCCGGCTGCGCCATACCTATGGTGATTTGCTAGATGAAGAGGAAGCCGAAACCCTGGAAAAGGATGCCATACTGGCCTGTGAAATAAAATCAGCGCTGTATCAGAATATATTACAGCTCAGTCCGCGGGATGCTGCCGGTGTATTACGTTACATCTGGGGCAGGGACGGGATTTTCTGAGCGGTTACGGAGGAAATGATGCGTCATTATATTGCCGGAATATGTGCTGCTTTGTTGTCTGTCGCCATAATACCCGCCGGTTACGGTGCGGGAACGCTGAATCAGGCGGCTCAGCAGCTTGACCGGCTGGTGTTGTATGATCCGTCCTATGAAAAAATCGCCTATCCCGGCGGGGATGTTTCACCCCGGAAAGGGGTATGTTCGGATGTGGTGATCCGCAGTTACCGGAAAATAGGTATCGATCTGCAAAAAGAGGTGCATGAAGATATCAAAACGGCGTTTTCTCTCTACCCGGGCCGTAAATTGTGGGGACAGACACGGCCGGATACAAATATTGATCACCGCAGAGTGCCCAATCTGATGGTTTTTTTCAGCCGGAAAGGAGAAACCAAACCGATCACACAAAACGCGGCGGATTATGTGGCTGGTGACATTGTGACCTGGCAGCTGGATAATGGTCGCCCGCATATCGGTATTGTGATCGGTAAAACTGCGCTGTTCAGCGGAAATCCGCTGGTCATGCATAATATCGGCGGCGGACAGGTCAGTGAGGATGTGCTGTTCAGCTGGAAAATCACCGGGCATTACCGGTATAAAGCCGGGAAAGAATGAAAGAGCCGGCGGTATGCCGGCTCCGGAAATTATTTTTTCACCTGGTGTCCGATAAGGCCGCCGATTGCCGCACCGCCGACGGTTCCGAGTGCGCTGCCGTCGGTCAGGATTGCACCACCAACAGCACCGACACCGGCTCCGATAGCAGTATTCCGGTCACGTTTCGACATATTTGAACAACCGGCTACAGCAATCAGCAGGACTGCGGATAAAGTCACTGTGCTTACTCTCTTAATATTCATTTTCATCTCATAAACTCCTGAACAATAGGCGTGTTACAACATAGACCTGTTCGGGAATCGTCTGTATCAGAATAATCGGGAAATACGTAACAATCCCGGTACATTACCTGATATCAGCTATACCGCTAATGGCTTAAACGACAGATGGCAATATAAAATACCGTAAGTGGAGTTGATGGCATTACTGAGATGTTCAATCCGGCCATTATGCGCCGTGACTTCGGCTTCATCCTCAATAGCGGCATCCGCGACAGAAACAGCAGTGAAAGGATGTGTCGGCAGCAGCGCTTCTTCCGCATCGCACTGAATGTGCACCGTGGTGATATGTTCTGCATATGATGACATCGGTTACCTCCGCAAATCAGAAGATACTCCTTTTCATAGTAACCGGTTCATGTGTAAAAAACAGAGAATAAATAACAGTCAATTCCTGATTTTGTTATTTTAAGACAACTATCAGAATAATATACGGGCAGATAAGATAAACTACGATTGGAATATATGCAGGGAGTTATTGCACAGCAGGGATCAGAACAAAATGGCCGCAACAGCATAGTCCCGGCCGATAATGATCACCAGCCTGCTGCATCAGTCATAACAGGGATGTAATAATTAATCACCCGGACTGCCAGTTTCGGGTTTTCCGGGTTTAATTCAGTGATGTTTTCCTGAAATATGTACTCTTCCGTATCCGGATGCTCCGGATGGCGGATTATATTCAGTTCCGGCAGAATATTATTATAGATATCATAAGTAATATCCTGAAAATCAATATCTGAAAAATCACCGGTAAAAATAATTTTTAAGTAATGGGCATGTCCGGGCGTATAAACAATATCCTGCGGCATCGTATTTTTCAGGCAGTGTGCTTCGGCCAGGGTGGCATAATACATTGAGAAAGTGTCCCCGGCAGATTTACTGACACCGTGTATGGCATAAACCGCCTCCGGTAAAGCGGTCAGCCGCTGTAAAAAAGGCTGCCAGTAATATTTGCGCAGCTTTGGCAGGTTCATATTCCAGGTATCCGATGCCGCCTGATACACATTCGAAGTCCCGGTCAGCACTTTTTCCGGCAATGTCGTCATCTCAACCGAGGAGTGCAGTTTTCCGGCATAACGTTTCGGCAGTACAAAGCCTCCCGGCTGCCAGCCGCTTTTTTTACGGTATCCTGACGGGGTAATACCAAAATGTTGTTTGAAGGCACGGCAGAATGTCTGTTGTGAATCAAAGCGGTACTTCATGGATAAATGCAATTTATGGTTATCGCTGGTGATTTGGTGTGCTTTAGTGCTCATATTAAATTTAAAAATAAATTCAATATAATGATTTTAAATGATTTTTAAATTAATTATGGTGTGTTCTGGATTGTTGTAGTTACTTTCGGTGCATGCCTGTGCATAAGTTTTGTGTACATGTGTGTGTACATATTTTATCATTGCCTGAATGTATTTAATGGGGTGTGATATGGCAATTACGGATTCCTGGCTTCGTTCTGTGAACGGAAAACCACAACAAAAAATGCTGACAAAATCTGATAGGGATGGTTTATCCGTCAGGGTTACACCATTAGGTAAAATTGTATTTCAATTCCGCTATCGCTGGGGCAACAAAGGTGAGCGGATAGATATCGGAACTTATCCTGCTACTGGCCTTAAAGATGCCAGAGATAAAGCTATTTTTTATCGTGGCGAAATAGAGCAGCATCGAAATCCTAAGGTAGTAAAACGGGTAAAAAAACAGCATGCGTTGGCATCTCATAGTGTTGAGATGGTTATTCGTGAATGGTGGGTTGTTTCACTAAAAGACACGCAAGTTAAAGCCGATGAAATACTAAGGACTTTTGAGATTTATGTTTTTCCTAAGATCGGTGAATTGCCGCATGATGAGACAGATTTATATGTGTGGTTGCCTTTACTGGAGAGTGTTATAAAAAACAAACCAGCAACAGGTGCCCGTATTTTAAGCTATGCGAAAACCGCGCACCGCTGGGGAATTAGGCGTGGTTTAATAAAAAATAATCCATTGGCTGACTTATCACCCATGGATTTTGGTGTTAAAAATATACCGAGAGATAGGGTACTGTCTGACGATGAGTTAATTTTACTTTTTAAAATTATTGATGATAAAAAATTTAATCCAAGAAATAGGGTTATCATTAAACTAGCATTGCTCTTCGGTTGTCGGATTGGTGAATTACTTAAAGCGAAAATAACTGATTTTGATTTTAAATCCGATATCTGGACAGTGCCACCTGAAAACCATAAGACCGGAAATAAAAGCAACAAGCCACTAATTCGGCCAATTATTGCTTCTGCGAAACCCTTGATAAGTGAGGCGATTTCATTTAGTACTGGGGAGCATTTGTTTACCGTGTCTAGGGGAGATAAGATGGTGGTGGGTGGACATTATAGTTTTATTCGAAGTTTAAATGTGAAAATGTCTGCTCATTACAATGACTATAAAACCTGGTCAATCCATGATCTGCGCAAAACCATGCGTACCGGTATATCTGACCTGACCATGCCTCATGTCGCTGAAATTATGTTGGGGCACAAATTGCCGGGAGTATGGCAGGTGTACGATAAGCACACCTACCTTGATGAACAACGTGAGGCTTATGAGAAGTGGTGGGATAAGGTTAATAAAATCGTTTACCAGAGCGCCACGCTATGATCTCTTCCGGATCAAATTGATGTTGCTTCGTCGTATATTTCGGTTTCGGGAAACCGTCTTTTTTCTGTTTTCCCGATCCCGCCCACCGAATGATGGTTTTATCCGTTACTTTCAGAAAAGCGGCAACCTCCGCCGTACTCCAGTAATCACTCATTTCTCACACTCCTTTTTGTACCAGTTCATCAATATCGCATTTGCCACTGCTGCAGGCGTACCTTCCCACTTTGCCTCAAAGATAATGCCATTCAGATGGTACTTACTGAGGTCATCCAGCGTTTTAGGTAGTGTCTCAACAGGGAAGCCGTTCAGCACCGTATCGGCAGTCTGATTAACCGCCATTTCGATAACCTGCTCAGTGGTAAAGTCTGTTTTCCGGTAACCGGCAGCCCAGACAGCATCTGTAATATCAGACGGGTCATGACCGGCGGCCGTGATAATTTGCACCAGGTGCAGATCAGTTGCTTTCATCATTTGATCCCCTTGGCAGCACGCCAGACTTCAAACATACGGCGAACAATTTCACGGGCGTAATTGCCTTCCATATCCCGCTCTAAGCTGTACCGGCTGCCGTACATGCGGCGGATCGTGGCTTCAAATTGTTTGTTCATGGCTCACCTTCCTGACTTTCTTATTCCGTTTTTTACCCGTCATTGTCGGGGTTAACTTTGGCGCAACGACCTGTGGTGCTGGTGGGCGGGGAAGGTATATCCCCGCTCTGATGTAATAACGCTGGCGCATATCGTGAATAATCCGCTGTGTATAATCCCGTCCGTCATCCACATGGTGGATCGCCTTTATCAGCGGGTCGTCGTACACACTGATTTCGTAATCTTCTTCCTGCCGGCTCATCGTGACACCTCCCGGCAGATAATCTTATGTGCCCGGCGGACATGGTTCTGCTTGCCGTAGATAGTCGTCACGCGGAATAACAGGCCGGTGGTTGATTGCTGAACCGGAGTACGGAGCAGGGCCGCGTCAACCAGGCGGTTCAGTTTCCGGTGTCCGGTGATGAAGGAATGGATCACCACCTTGGCTATGTTGCCGTTTGAGATAAATTCGATTTTCATTTTTCACCGTCCTTAGTGCATGGTAGGCATAGCAGGAAAACCACCATTGGCCTCCAGTTCGCGGATATAACCATCATGAAGCAGGCACAGACCTTCACGTCCGGTTTCCGACAGGCGTGGCCCGTGATCAACGGTGACATCAAGGAAATCTACATAGGTTTTGATGGTGAAATCAGCCCAATAATCATTCCCGAATGTCTCGATCATGATTTGTTCCAGCACTTCACTCAGAGAGAGGCGCAGTGGTGCCGGGTAAATGGTCAGTATTGATTCTCCGTTGCTGTAAATGGTCGCAATATCAGTACCTCCTTCATCATTTGGCACTTCCATCGTGCCGTTCTTTTCCTGCTGTTCCCGGATAAAGCAGGCTGCTACCACCCAGCGCCATATTGAAACGCGTTGCACAGGTGTCAGTGTGTCAGGATGATCAGCTAACTTTCCCATGACGGCAGCGGCCAGATACAAACCACTTAATAAATCTTCGTCATATTGGCCAGACTCAAGTGCGATGACTGAATCTGAGTAGGTGAGCATAGTGCCGTCGTCAGAGAGGACACCATTGCCGGTATCAGTAAAATTCATAATTATTTTTCCTCCACTTCCTGCAGTTCAATCTCACTACGCGGCGGGCACATGGCGATTTCAGCCATCATGCCGGTACCGAACCCGACCGGAATCACGGCATAAAGTGTGTGATTGGTTGAGGTAAACTGTTCCTCCTCCAGGTCTGCCTGCACTTTCTCTATAGCGGAATTTGCATCCTGAGCTGTCACTGTTATTGTCAGTGCGTGACGGTGTCCACACGGATAATCACCTAGGTAAGTTACTGTGTATTTTGTCGTTTTCATTATTTGTTCTCCCAGCCGATAGCCTGAAACAGCCCCATATTCGGGTGATACCACTTCGTTCCCCGGCGCTCCGCTTCCTTCATTACCTGTTGCAGTGTGTTCATGAACGGCTGCACGGCCACAATAGCGCGGCGTGAAAGCAGGCCGTCCGGCGTAAGGAACTCGTGGGTATCAGTCGGGATCTGATATTGCTTAACCAAAGTCCGGCACTTCGCGTCAGTCAGACCGCTTTTTGCTTTTAACTGGCTGAATCCGGCGTAGCCTTCGCGCATAGAGCCTTTTTTGATCTGCTCGATGGTTTCTGCAACATGGACAACCTTTTGCTCAATACCAGCCATGCGACGTTCCTGCTCCAGATTGGCCATCGCCATTGCTGCGATAAGTTCAGCCTGTGATTTTGGACGGGCGCGTTCCTGTTCCAGTTCTTTCCAGCGGTCAACCAGGCAGGCAGTAAATTCAGGGGACAGTCTGGCGACAACGACAATACTGTCCCGTTTACCATCTTCACCTTCGAAAACATAATGCTTTTGCTCAACTGCGAATCCTAAGTTATTGATATTTTCGGAGAACGCCGTTGGCGGTTTCCGGATAATGCCGGAGTCCACAAGGCGTTCTATGCTGCGTTTTACGTCAGAGTGACGACTGCCAACGAGATCGGCGATATCAATACTGGTCATTGATGCTTTGGTGCTGATTAATTCGTTCATAATTAAACTTCCTTTAATTCAATTTTTAATTTTTTGGCTAACCGGCGTTGCTTTCTGTTTAATGGCATCCGAATTTCATCGCCGCATTTTCAAATTGAGATAAGTGTTTGCAGACATTGGTATAATCTTTAACTTCATCCCTTTCTAAACTCATGCCTTGAGGTATAGTCATGCCTGCGAAACCTTGTTGCGTTCTGCTGCGTTTTCTTTTGCCCATCACAAACCCTCTACGATTTTAATTTTTGATTTAATCAGGCAGCGTTCCATTGCCTGTTTACTTATTTTTTCCTGCTTGCTTAATACGGCACCGTTACCGGGCTCGGCTAAATGAAATGCCTTGTTATATTGCTCTGCTGCACGGCGATATAATTTCCGCTTTTCTAAGCTGCTGCCTGATATCATCAGGTCATTAAACAGGATCATTCTTAAATTCCTTTCTGTGCATGTTTTCAGCAATTAACTCTGTAATTAAACTAATAAACATTTCCCCGTCTGGTGTGATGTTTCCGTTTTTGTTGTAGTAGTTGGCATATGAATCAAGTATCTGCTGCACGGTATAACCCGCGTCCTTACATGCCTTATTTTCATAGAGCGATATCAGCGCCTGTGTCAGTACCTCAGCATCTAAATCAATCTGATATTGCACACCATCTACAGAGCGTTTAAATGATGCCGATTTACCTTTCTTTTTCAGATGGTGAAAGAAAGCATCAGTGAACGACTTTCTTCTGTTTGATAAAATGTTGTTATTTTCCATAATAGATATCCTGATTTGAGATAAGGGAATTCCCCAGCGCAGGCGCTGTAATTAAAAGTTATTTTTGATTTCTGTTATTTATTAATGGCTGACTTTAATTTCCATGATGCAATTGATAAAGCTTCTTGTGCGTCAGTTGCTTTTTTTATGGCTTTTTTATGCTCAGTTTTTAATTTCATAATTTCGTTTTCACGGCACAGTGCCGCTTTTAATTCGTTTAGCACTTCGTTTTTGTGTTCAAGGTATTCAGGTGTTATTTCTCCTGTTTTATTAGCCGGAGTGCCGTCTTCAAGCGCAGTTTCTTCATCAGGGTAATTAGTTGGCTTACCTTCGGCGCGGAACTGCTTTTCAGCGATAATGTAGGCCAGTTTATTCAGTGCGCCGCCCTGGCTGAGGTAAGCGTGATTAGCACCGGATACAATATACACAGGGCGCATTTCAATAGTGATTTCACCCTTTGATGCTTTTTCGATTGCTTCAAATTTATTAGTCATGATTGTTCTCTAAAGTTAAACAATGCGGATATGCGATTTCCAATTTCAGGGCGTAAATACATAATTATCTTTGCTTGCCCTGATGCTTTATGGGGCTCTGAAAATGAATCAACTAATTCATAATCATCATTAACCAACTTATATAGGTTACACTCCCAGCGTGTTGAACTGCTCTGCCTGAATTCAGTGATAAATTTAGCTATTGGCGTATTCATTATTTTTCGGGTAACGAGTTCATTACATTTAATATAATTCATGATCTTTACCTGATGATTTTAATAGTAAGGTTTTTATTGAGTTTGATTCTTAATTCCACTGGCAGTAATTCCTGTCATTAAAACCAGTTCATTAATAAGTCCGTTATAACGTGCTGCTTCTGCCGGGTAATCTACAGACAGTCTGTTTATCAATGGAGCTATTTCGGCTCTTAATTCCTTCGCGTAATTACTGGCGTAGGTAGCTGTTTTGTATAAATCAGAATTGTTGTGACTTATAATTATTTTCTGTGACATGTCACGACTCCTTTCTCTGTGCGTTTTCTTCAATCAGCCAGCAGGCGACGCTGCCAGATAACTCATGAGCCAGTTCAATGAGGTTGTCGGTTATCGGGTTACCTGTGAATTCCCCGCTAATCGTGAACAATAAGGCGTTTAATTGAGCTGCTTTATTGGCCGCCGTCTCCAATTTAATTTCATGCGCCATGTCACACCGCCTTAACTGGAATCTGTGTTGCCAGTGATAAAATATAATCACGGACAAGCTGTAATTTTGCGGACCGTAAATCCGGCGCCTGCACCTCTTTGCATTCTGGTTTTGCGTTCTGATCGATGCGTTTGATAGCAAAGAACCGAAAGGTGAACATCTGATTAACCGCTGTATAGGTGTCAGGTTTCGGCACATCGCAATTTGACATACAATGTATAATAGGCATTTTTTAAACCCCTTGTTTTTGATACATTAAAAGTATCACCAAAAGTAATAGTTAAGTCAACACCGCCGGTGATAATAATGTTATTGGCGGTGTTATTTTGTTGATTTTAAAACAGATTTATTTTCAAAGAATCGTCACGATCGGACGTAGATCACACAGGAATGGGGGTTGCGGATTGTTTTCCGGTCTGCGAGTATACTAGCAGGTAGCTGGAGATCGGATTGTTCTTAGTTATAAATAGACTGAAAAGCCCTTACGTGGCCGTTTTGTTTTTATTTAGGTTACTAATCATATTATCTCCACAGAACGGTGATTCGCTAAGGAGATAAAGATGCTGGCAGAAATTGGGCGTGCAGTAATACGCCTTCTTGATGAGTGCCCTGACTGCAGGGAAGAGGGAAAGATAGAGATCAACGCCCTTCTTGGGCTGCTGAGGCATGATTGCGAAGATGCTTGGACGGAAAGCGAAAGAAACAGGGTATCTATGGCAATACGCCTGCTTGTTGAGAGAGTGGATGTGAAGTAGGCACAAAAAAGCCCTCGCGGGGAGGGCTGGTGTAGCTACATATTAAATTAAGGCAAATCTCTAAGGGAGTATTTCGTTTTGCCGTTACCTACAGTGGTGCATAAAAATTTAGCTTGGACTGTTTTTCCAATTAGAGTATTGATAACCTCTGGTGACTTTATGTGAGAACTTATTGTCGCTACTTCCACATCAGTATTATCGCTAATTAATTTAAATTCACACCTTCTTTTATTTGGTAATACACCAGTAAACTTAACATCAAGAGTTTTAATTTCTTCTTTTATGTTGTCAACGCTCAGCTTATAGCTGATAGTTTCTAGTTGCTGAGGATTCCTAACGACCAAAGAAAAATCACTGTTTTTTATAGTGAAAATTGTTTTTTCTTTTACTAGAATATCAATGAATTCTCTTATTTTTTTATTGAATTTTCATCAATAGCTTCTAACTCATTAGCTAATAACTCGTCATCATTGCTTATTGCTGAACTAAGTATTTTATATGTTTTTTCAAGCGAACATGAGGTTATTGATTTCTCGTCAAAATCTAAAATGCCCTCTCTAGATGGCTCTTCTAAGACAAACCCGAATGAACCTTTAGCGGTTCCTGTAATGATCATTGGTTCGATTTTTTGTACCGCAGTGACTGGCATTAGTGATGTTGACACTTGCGTTATTGCTGAATTGAATGCTTTTAATATTTTTGCCCCAAATGCAGATGAAATCCCTACAGTACCTAAAACCGGATCACCCTTAAAGGTAATTACCGCTTTAGCTGGTGAGTGCATATTAATATTGGCATTCTTTATTTCGTCATCAAGCTGAGATAACCTATATTCTAGGCTCATCCTGCTTATAACATTTTTTTCATCAATTGATTTTAACATTGACATTACTTGGCTACGTTCGCTGAGAACATAAACATATTCATCTCTAGTCATCGAAGCCTCCTAATATCTTGTTGTTTAATATAATAGATGCTTGTGAGTCATCTTGTTCAGACAGTGGGATTTGTAAAAAACCTTTCCAACTCATGTCTCTTTTGTGAGACCACATGCTGTACCAGTATGCCGACATTTGAACCAAAGATACAGGATCATCATCAAGCCCCTGCCAATAAGCATCAACAAGATACAACTCTTTTACCTTTGGAGTAAATAGCTCAAAATCTTTTTGTAGTATTGAATTTTCAGTTTCTCCGCTAGGGATTTTAAAAAAAGTCACTAAATCAATATCATTTGGCTTTCTTAATAAGGTTAGCTCTACGTTTTCTGTAAAACTCCCATCAACCCATTGAAATCCTTCTATAATACCTGTTGAATACAATCTAGACCTAAAAGCAAGAAAGCCAGCAAGTATCGATGCTCTTTTTGAGTTGAATGCATACTTATCAACAAGTTCTATAGCGCTTGCTTTGTATGGTGAGCGATTAAAATCAACGCCAGATGCTCCTAATAAAGGCGGTATTATTCCAATATCATTCCAATCAGGAATATTAATATCCATTATAGTCCTTTTTAAAATCACCACACCCTAAAACGTGTCGTCAGGCCACTGTCAGCCGAAGAAAATCCCCGCTGCATCATCCTCAACCACCGTAATCGCATCTGAGAATGTCGGTATGAGGTCGGTGAACAATCCTTCCCATTGCCCTGACTTGCCGATACAAAACAGTTTCCAGCCGTTCTGTTGGCGGTTAAACGCTATCTTCGCGACCTCAGTCTCAACGGTGTGCCCCATGACGTGACGGATTTCATTGATGAACACTGCCTGTCCTGCGATTTCATACATCAGGTCATATTCATCACGGACATGTTCGGGCGGTCGGCGCTTCTCCATAAAGAAGTCCATACACTGTTTTATCTGCGCTAATTCAATGTCATTAAATGCCATGATTTATCCTCAGAATGTGTCATCAGGCCACTGTGACTTAACTACTTTCCCGACTATCTGACAGTTGCCATTGATAGGAATCAGCTCATAACGTGGGTTTAGTGGCTCTAAATATTCAATGCCGCCATCCCTGATCAGTCGCTTAAACGTGAACTCATCGTTTAGCATGCGAGCCACACAGAAATCCCCGAACTCCACGTCATCTTCTGGATCAACCAGTATCAGCATTCCTTCCGGGAAGCTAGGTCGTCCACCCTGCGGAGCCGTCATTGAATGCCCCTCAACTTCAAGCCAGAAAGCTTTCTTACTGGCTTTTTTGGCTGTTGGTACCCAATCAATTGCATCTTTTTCCGTGTATGAATTTCCATTTTCCGTGAAAGCGCCAGCCTGTACTTTCGTGAAAAGTGGATACTCATATGTATCTCCAATAGATGCCGATTTTTGTGAGGACACCGCGTTAAACATCGCTCTTATTTCTTTAGAAAGTGACGGACTAAAATCATCAACCGAGACATCAAGAGCAACTGCCAATTTGGCAGCATTCTCTGCGTTAAGAGCATTAACGCCATTTAGCAGCTGGGCTACTGCACTTTGTCCCATCCCAATGGCATCACCAAGAGACTCTTGGGATAACCCAAGCCCCTTTTTTTTGGCATCAAAAATCGCCTTTAACCGGATGGCGTCGGCTATCTGTTCATCAGTGAGAGGTTTCTTTTTCATAAACCCATATTATCACCAATGGAGATAATATCAATCACCAGCGGTGTTGATTTATTTATCATTAGCGGTAATAATCAGTACAGGAGGATTTGTTATGAAAAAAATTACTTTATCTGAATTTGTTTCTGAGGTTGGACAGCAAAAAGCAGCTGATGCTTTCGGAATCAGACAAAGCGCTATAAGCAAGGCTATAGAAAAAAATAGAAATATTTTTGTTATTCAATCGGATGGGGTGGTTTTAAGTGCGGAGGAAATTAAGCCGTTTCCACGTAAATCCTTAGGTAACTTGAATGCATCCGAACCAAAACACACTGATGCCTGACAGCTATTTTCCTGATGACGGCAAATGGATTCAGGAAATGCTGTTGCAGTTATCACCGGGAGCCAGAAACAGGGCGCTGGTGGCTTACTCAGAGGTGTATCAGGAACAGTGGGAAGCAGAGCCTGTCTCGTACAGGAAAGACAACGCAGCACGCAGGGAAGCGAATAAACGGCTCAGGGAATACGTCAGGAAGTTTAACAGAGCCATGCAGGGTTACACCGCAGACCCACAGAAAGTTGCGGGATAAAAATTATCAGGAGGTGTGGAAGTTAAGACGTTTGGCCGTCCAGATGGTTTTCCGGTTTGGGGAAGAGGGGAAAACTTTCTAGGGGGTAAGGGGGGTGATCTTTGAAAGGGGTGTAGGGGAAGGCACTGCCAAGGGAAGGACTCAGATCTTAAAGATAGATCTCTGTAGGGGTTAAAAATGGCATCAGACGTATAGACGTCCGTTTGTTAAAAATACCCCTCTCCTTGGCAGTGCTACCTAGTCGCTAAAATTGAGGTAATGGCATGTTAACTATCACACCAAATTTTGCACAGGAAAGAGCACTGCGGTTATTGCGAAGCGAGTGGAAATCACACCGTACGTTTATGATCAGCAGTCCGACCGGCAGCGGTAAAACAGCGCTGGCTGCATTCATCACGCACGGTTGCAACAGCCGTGATATGCGGGTGATGTTTGTTGTGCCGTACACGATCCTGATTGAACAGACCGCAGCACGGTTTATCGATTACGGGATTCCGATGGAAAATATCGGTTTTGTCTGGCGTGATCACCCGAACTATGACCCGACACGGCTGATCCAGATTGCGTCAGCCGATACGCTGATCCGTCGTGAGTTTCCGGACAACATCGATCTGCTGTTTATCGACGAAGCCCATCTGCGCCGTAAAAAATTGCTGGAAGTTATCCGCGATAATGAATTTAAGGTGATTGGCCTGTCCGGCACACCGTTTTCTCCGTTCCTGGGGACGTATTACGAAAGACTGATCAAACCCACCACGATGAAGGAGCTGATCGAACGCGGGGACTTGAGTCCGTATGAGTTTTACGCCCCGACAAAACCGGATCTTTCTGCGGTTAAATCCACCAGCAGCGCAGAGTATGGCAGCGATTACAAAGAGGCTGACATTGCTGAAATTATGTCGGGTGCGGATCTGGTCGGTGATGTGGTCGATAACTGGCTGGCCAACGGTCAGAACCTGCCGACCATCTGTTTTTGTGTGACCGTCAGCCATGCAAATTTCGTCACAATAGCGTTTAACCGGGCGGGTGTGAATGCTGAGATTATTACCGCAGATACCTCGCATGAAGAACGCCAGCTTATCATCCACCGCTTTGAGCAGGGCGGGACAAAAATCATCGTAAACGTCGGCACACTGGTTGCCGGGTTTGACAGTGATGTCAGGTGCATTATTTACGCCCGTCCGACCAAATCGGAGATCCGTTGGGTGCAGTGCCTCGGACGCGGACTGCGTAAAGCACAAGGCAAAGATAAATGCCTTATTTTCGATCACTCCGGATCTGTGCACCGCCTGGGTTTTCCTGATGATATCGAATATGACGAATTGCCGGGTAAAAGTGACGGTCTGGAAGATTCATCGTCTGTCCGTGACCAGGAAAGGCGGGAGAAAAAACCGAAGGAATGCACATCCTGTCACTACATGAAGCCTGCCAGTGTTTACGTCTGCCCGAAATGTGGATTTAAACCGCTGGCCGGTGAGGACGTTGACGTTGATACCTCCCGCAACATCAAAAAAATGGGTAAATCTGAAAAGGTTTACACCACAAAAGACAAACAGAGTTTTTACTCTCAGCTCAAATATTACCAGAACATCCGCGCTGCCGAAGGAAAGCCGGTCAGTGACGGGTGGGTCTCCAATACCTTCAGAGACAAGTTCGGTGAATGGCCACGTAGCCTGCATGCCACACCGCAGGAAATAACCCCAGAGGTATCCAATTTCATCACACACAAACGTATTCAGTGGGTTAAGCGTAAACAGAAAACCGAAGCACTGATGCCGCAGAGAATCGCAGATTTAAAACAGCAACTGAATAAAAACGCACAGCAGGGAGAATTATTGTGAATACAGCTGAAGCAGCAAAGGGGCAGTGGGAAAAGATTTTCGCATACTACGGGCTGCCGCCGATCACCGGGAAACGGCACTTTAAAGGAAAATGTCCGATATGCGAGAAAAAGGGCAAATTCCGCATAGACGATCAGGATGGACGGGGAACGTATATCTGCACCTGCAGTTCCGGCACAGGGTTTCAGTTACTGGAAAAAACACAGGGTAAGAGCTTTAAGCAGCTGGCGGATGAGATTGATCGGCTACTCGGAAATGAACGGGAAAAAGAGGTTCCGAAGCCGGTCGGCAGCAATACCAGTTCAGACCGTGAAAAATTTATCAGTTGCTATGCTCAGATGCCGGATCTGAAAGACACCTCAGCGGCGAGATACCTGCAAAACCGGGGAATATTTACGCTGCCGGCGGATCATATTCGTTTTTGTGAGAGACAACCGACCCGTAAAGGCATGGCGGTTATCAACTATCAGGCCATGTGGGCGCTGGCCACGGACTCAAAAGGCCAGCTGTGTTATCTGCACCGCACGTATCTTGACGGTGACCGGAAGGCCGATATCAACGTGGTAAAGCGCATGACAAGGCTGCAGGAAGATAACTATCTGGATTATGCCGAATCAGTGGCAATCCGCATGTTTCCGGTCGCATCCACGCTTGGAGTGGCAGAAGGAATAGAGACAGCACTGTCCTGTAAACAGGTTTACGGGGTAAACACCTGGGCAACGATTAATGCCGGATTTATGGATAAGTTCACTGCACCGAAAGGGGTGACTCACCTGATTGTTTTTGCTGATGCTGACTGGGGCAGCGCAACCGGACACGCAGCGGCTTTTGCCTGTGCCAAACGTAACCTTGTGGCAAACAATGACGTGGAGAAGGTTAGCGTCCGCTGGCCGGACAAAGGTGATTTTAATGATCTGATCTGCGACGGAAGCGAAGTTCGTGAACTGACATTTTACCGGGAAAAGCACCAGGAGGCTGCGTAATGAAACTCGAAAGCGCATTAAAACAATTTCATCCGAAGTCACCGACATTCAGTGACAGCTCAAACTCCACAGCCCCGGACAGACTGAAAGGCATGGATTCGGCAGCGGCAATGGGTATGGCGTCACAGCGTGCCGCGTTCGGTATGCATGCGTTCTTTGGTAAAAATGACGTCAGTATTGAGGATAAATTCAGGACTGTTGAGGCACTGACGCAGCATGCCCTGCGCACGGTGCCAAAGCTGGTGGCCAAAGCCGCCGGTAACCGTGTTGCTCAGTGTATGAAGATTCTGGCCGCAATGGCATTTGAGGATTACGCCCGTTCAGCAGGTTCGGTCTGTCAGTGTCAGGACTGCGGCGGGAAAGGGCTGATTTATCGCCGGAAAGAGGTGATTAAGCATCCGGGTATCACCAATATGGAAGGCACCGTGATTGTTGAGCCAGTAGTCCGTACTGAGCGTGTTGGTGAATTGTGCACGACCTGCAACGGGAAAGGGCAGTTAACCCACCGGTGCCGCTGCAAAGGCCGGGGTAAGGTATACGACGAAGAGCAGAGCGAATTACTGGGTGCCCCGGTATTCAAAGACTGCCCGAAATGCTCGGGGCGCGGATATAAGCGTGTGCCGTCGTCAGTAGCTTATCAGGCGATAAAGCATCTGGTACCGGAGTTAACACAGCCAACCTGGTCACGGAACTGGAAGCCATTTTATGAGAGCCTGGCAGGAAAGTGCTACACAGAGGAAAGCGAGGCTGAGGCATTTTTCGGTAAAATCACACGGTAACTGTATATCTATACATTGAACTTGCTTTTTGCATAAAATTGCCTTATTATCTTCTAATAGTGGGCATCTTACGGTTAGCGCACTACACAAATTCTAAACCTCGCAATCGCGGGGGTTTTTTATTGCCTGAAATTCAAAGAGGGTATTTCCCCTCTTTAACCATTCTTATGCTGTAAAATGAGCGACTGGCAGGTGTTGGTATGGCTGCAGAACGTTTTGAGCAGACAAAGACTGAAATCAACAGTTTTTCTAATTTTTAAAATCCTTGCCGGGATGTTATTCATATTTCTATAAATGAAGAAGAATAATAGGCGGGGTATATGGATTATTTTTTGACGTCATCGGGCAGCGATATTTGTCCTGTTCTGCATAAAAAGGCATGCCTGAAATTACAACAGGCAAAAAGTACAGTGTATGTTGGATACTACTGGGGAGAGCACGCTGCGATTCAGCAGGCTGTAGTTGTGGCAAGAGGAACTGTGGTTTTATGTCCATTATGCATAAATCAGCATAATGAAGAGGCTTAGTGATATCAACACCCTGGGAGTTTTGGATAGCACGCATGATGGAACTTATTCGGCCTCCACTGTCTAATTCAAAATTAATATGACTGGAGGTTGAATGAAACTACTACCGCTTATTTTTACTGCATTTCTGTTTGGATGCGCTTCTGCAGATAACAGTCAGTTGAGAGACAAACCTAAAGATGATCCCTATGCTGAAAGTACCCTGAATACAATAAAGGCAAACCAGGACGTTTACGTGGAACAGCATAGATTTAAAGTTAAGTATTGATTTAACAAAAATTAATTAAAGGTCGCTTCGGTGGGGTTTTTCCATAACTGTGGCATAGCCCTAACTGTCTACCCAATATTGAGGTAGTCACGCTATGTCCTTCTAATTGCAACAGTGCCATCATAGTCCCTACGCAGAACGAAGAAATCTGGTTTGCGATACACTGGGGGCTTTCGGTGTACCCTTATGGGCTTGAAGACCACGCCGCCTGCCGGAGTAATTACCGGTGGGGTGGCGTGGCAATCCATTGATATTGTTCCGGCATCGGAATTCCGATAGCGAGGTAATCATGTTTGATGAGTTTGACGGCTTCGATGAGTTCGACGGTTTTTAGCTTACAGGCTCAACCATCCGGAATTTCAGGATAGTTCACGCGTTCGGTTATTCCGGACAACTGGATACTTGCTGCAAGGCTCTGGTAGCGCAGGGCAGTCCGGCTGAACTAAATCAGCCACCAATCTTAAAGGTCGTCCTGTGCGGCCTTTTTTCGTATACGCCGCCACAGTATCAATCACCTCGTTATCATTTAACACAAGAGCTGTGTGCGGCTTGCCGATCTGGGAAAAGGCTGGCTGCCGAACAGGAAGTAGCCAGTCTTCAGGATCGAATTAGTGAGGTTACTCGTTCTTCATTTCGAAAGTTTCAATAGAAGAAAGTATTTCCAGGTAAGAACCTGTCGTTTAAACAGGCGCTTTGCATTACTCAGCGAATTTCAAGGCAACCCTTCGGAATAAAGAAAAATATGCTATGCATAATTTAACCATTGCCGGAGTGTTTTGGTCTGACATCCTATATGTGAAAGAATCGTCAGGATTATCAGGGTCATACACTATCCCTTCTTCACTCAACTCAATTTCAATTTCCGCTGACTTAATTGAGTTGACCAAATCAATGATCCTGGCTGTTTTATCAGATGGTATCTCAGCGTGAAGTAATTTGTGTGCAAATTGATTTCGAATCTGATTCAGTTCAAATAAAGCGTCATATGCTGCCCTGGGCATTCCAAGGCGCTGAGATAGTTTATTTTTATGTTCGAATGTCATTCTGAAACTGACGTCATCGGAGTTGTCCGGCTTGTTTGAGAACAAATCACATATATCAAGTCTTCCGGATATAAATGCTTCAAGGAAGCTTTCACAGGTCAGATGCAGGGTGAGTACCGAAATAAGAGGCGCCTCAGATCGGCATATGGTCACTATGGACTCTATAGTTTTATCAGAATCAAACAGTCGGTCAAAAATATCAGTATTCATTCTTTCCTCGTGGGCTTTTTATGAAAATTGAAAATGGTGCATTGGTTATTCAGGATAAGACCAATAAAACAGTATGCGTGGTTGGTCGATTACCGGCAGTAGACAATATAACAGACAGCGCTCGGCATGGTGGTGATATAGATTTGAGCGCGTGTAAAAACAGTAATGATAAAACTGAAATCGGCGATACATGGTCACACCACGATCATCCTCTGTTTGATCTGTGGGATTCATTTAGCGAACAGCAAAAATCGGCCATAACGCAGGTGATTTTGTCATATCGTGCAGAACTGTTCGATCTGGAATGCCAGATAGACGAAAGCAACATATAAATAACAGTTCGGTCGCTTCGGCGGCCTTTTTTATTTACAGAAGCAACAAAAAGAGCACTGAGGCGTAACGGGCTCATCCCCCAATCTGCGTCATTTGGTCCAGTGCTCTTCTTATTGCTATCCCGCCGCTGGTGGGATTATCCGAATAATGCCGCAGCCACCTCATTTTAACCTGTTTAAAACATATAACCCGGTTGCGGCATTACCCCTATCACTCAACATACGGAACACTCCGCAGGGGGTGGATGTGCGCATGTCTGACAAATATTCCAGCCCTACAGCATACGCCTGGGGACTTATAACCTCTGCCTTTGGCGTTTTATCTCTGGACCAGTGGGCTATTGTTGCCGGGATCATCTGTACTGTCGGGACGTTCCTGGTGAACTGGTATTACAAACGGAAGGAATTCCAGCTGAAAGCCGGAGAACATCATGAATAACCGATTATTTAAAAAAGTCATGGCCGCTTGTGCCGCCGGGGCGATTGCCGGAGCGCTGGTGCTGATCCCCGCGTATGAGGGTGTTGAGTACAAACCTTACCGTGATGTGGCCGGGGTGCTCACCGTATGTTATGGCCATACCGGCAGTGATATTCAGCCCGGTAAGTTGTACACGGACGCTGAATGTAAGGCGCTGCTGCATGACGACCTGACGAAAGTCCGGCGCGCGGTTGACCCGATGATCAAAGTGCCGATTGATGACAATACCCGGGCGGCCATCTATTCATTTGCATATAACACCGGAACCGGTGCGTTCTCGCGTTCGACAATGCTGCGGAAACTCAATGCCGGTGATATCGCGGGTGCCTGTGACGAAATGAAACGCTGGACATTTGCCGGTGGTAAGCAGTGGCAGGGTCTGATTAACCGGCGCGAAACGGAGAAAGCGGTATGCCACGGAACCCTTTAACACTGATCATCATTGCTATCATCCTGCTGACTACTGCTCTGTTGGCGGGTTGTTATCTGTATTCACTCCCTAATCACTGTAAACCGCTGCTGGACAACCCGCTGGACGGTGTGATCCATTATGAGTGTGAAGCGCCATGAACTGGAAAGAGGCGGTAATTGCCGCACTGTTTATTGCTGCCGCCTGGTGGGTATATGACACCTACCGGGATAACCAGCAACTGAAGGTGAATAACACAACGTTGTCCGGACAGCTGTCAGCACAGCGGACGATAAATACCATCACGCTTTCAGCCGTTGCCATCAGACACCGTGCCGCACTCGACAACATCAAAGCCAAAGAAACGGAGGGCACGGAGAATGTCAAAGTTAAAACCGTTATCAGAACAGAGTTTAAAGACAGCGAGTGCGCTGTTACTCCTGTTTCCCCTGGCATTGTTGGGAAGTTGCAGCAATACGAAAGAGACATTCGTGCCCGCGCTGGTGGTGCCGATTCCGCCACAACTGACCGCTGATTGTCCGCTGCCGGTTATTCCGGATGAACTGACATACGGCGGCGCAATCCTGTTGTTGGCCGATGCAATGAAGTCGATAGCAGACTGTAATCACGATAAGCGGGCAATACGGGAGATTGAGCAACAACGGCAGGTGATGAAATGAACAGAGAAAGCTTTAGCCTTATAAAAATATTCGGCTCCATTCCTGTTAACCCTGAAAGATTTAAGCAATTAGACAAAAAACTAAAATGGCTGGGTATCTGCGAAGAGGGTAAGAGTTTTTGTGTCAGTTGCGGAACAACAACGCCGTCTGTCCCTCGCTCCCATCATCCTGAATGCCTTTCTTATAGTGATATGGATTCATATCCGGAATATGAAAATGAGATAGGTATTTGTCCTGACTGCGGCTCAGAAGATGGTTTGTCGATAAACAGTAATTGCGATCTTGGTATATCAGAGATCAGTTGCTGTGACTGTCAGTTCATTTTCCAGAAAGAAGTGAGCGAAGAAGATTTAACATCCTTATTTGTTAAAAAATACAAACAACGCCTCGCTAAATAGCGGGGCTTTTTAATGCGCTGCGTTGTCGCAGTCTCCTTGTGTTAACTATGACCCGTCCACCTTGTGCGGTGAGTGCGCGGGGGAGAATCAAAAACAACGAATCCACGGTGTGGTTACCGATACGGGCAGCAACGTCAGCTGCCGGAGAAGCAGGGCGTGACAGCCGGAGAGACGGCATAAACCAATCATAAAGCCTGTTCATAATGAGTCGGCTTTATAATCGGAGGATATGATGCCACCACGCATACCCCGCGCCTGCCGCAAACGTGGCTGCGCAAAGACAACCACCGACCGCAGCGGATACTGCGAAGAGCACCGCAATACTGGGTGGGAGAACCACCAGCAGGGTAAGAGCCGACACGAACGCGGATACGGTACCAAGTGGGATCGGTTGCGTGCTGTGGTGCTGAGCAGGGATAAGCACCTGTGCCAGCAATGCCTGCGTGAAGGACGGGCAACCGAAGCAAGGACAGTCGATCACATCACACCTAAAGCACATGGGGGTACCGATGCAGAAAGCAACCTGCAAAGCCTGTGCTGGCCCTGTCATTACAGGAAGACTGCAACGGAGAGAACACGATGAAAAAGAAGCAGGTTAAGCTATCCCGGATGTTTAAAGGCGGGAGGTTTGTCGGGTATTGCCTCAGTGTTGATGGTGAGATGTTATCCCACCAGACCGACATAAAGATAGAAACAACATCGCCGCCGCATTCATCTATATCTGTTAGTTTTCTCTGGCATCCGTCTGTGGTTGATGATGCTCCGGATATTCACCTTGAATAGAGCAGGGGGAGGGGGAGGTCAAATCTCTGCCGCCCCACGGCCAGAGGACCGCCGCCTTACCTCTTTTCAGATCGCCGCAGGTTAGAAAACTTTTTTCCGGGATCCCCGGATGGGAATCAATAGGAGAAAACGATTATGTCGGGACCACCGAAAACCCCGTCACACCTGCGTTTGGTCAGGGGTAACCCATCAAAACGCCCGATCAATAAAAAAGAACCGAAACCGCCGTCAGGGGTACCCCCAACTCCGAAGCATTTTACCAAGCAGGGGAAATACTGGTTTAAGCGGATCGGGGAAGAACTCGATGCCATGGGCGTGATGAGTTCGATGGATGCCAAAGCGCTGGAGCTGCTGATCGAGGCATACACCGAATACCGGCAGCACTGCGACACCCTGGACGAAGAAGGTTACACCTACACAACACAGAGTGATGGCGGACCACTGATAAAAGCACACCCGGTGGCGGCAATGAAAGCCGATGCCTGGAAACGGATCCGGGCAATGCTGGGTGAATTTGGTATGACCCCGGCGTCCCGCTCGAAGGTAACGATTAACACACCAGCCGAAGAAGACCCTTTCGAGGCATTTATGAAAAAGCGCAAATGATGAATGGCAACCGTAGCAGATGGGATCCGGTACGCCGAACAGGTGGTTGCCGGAGAAATAGTTACGGGCGAACTGATACGCCTGGCGTGTCAGCGGTTTCTTGATGATTTAGAGCGCGGCTCTGAGCGCGATATCTTTTTCATTGAAGAACGCGCCCAGCATATTCTGGATTTTTACCAGTTTGTCCCGCACGTCAAAGGGGCGCTGGCAGGTAAGCCGATAGAGCTGATGCCGTGGCATACCTTTATTTTGATTAATATCTTTGGTTTCGTGATCCCGCTGGTTGATGAACTCAGCGGTGAGGCTCAGTACGACGATGATGGCGATCCGGTACTGGTTCGTCGCTTCCGGACAGCCTATAACGAAGTGGCGCGTAAAAACGCCAAATCCACACTTTCATCCGGTATCGGCCTGTATATGACCGGTGCTGACGGTGAGGGTGGTGCCGAGGTTTACTCGGCTGCCACAACCCGTGACCAGGCCCGCATCGTGTTTGAAGATGCAAAAAACATGATTAAAAAGGCCAAAGGCTCACTCGGCCGCCTGTTTGAATTTAATAAACTGGCGATTTACCAGGAGCGGTCTGCATCCAAGTTTGAACCGCTTTCCAGTGATGCAAACAACCTCGACGGCCTGAATATTCACTGCGGCATTGTGGACGAACTTCACGCCCACAAAACACGTGATGTGTGGGATGTGCTGGAAACCGGGACCGGTGCCCGCCTGCAATCCCTGCTGTTTGCGATCACCACAGCGGGATTTAACCGCGAAGGCATCTGCTACGAACTGCGGGATTACGCCATCAAGGTACTGCGGGGCGTAGTGGAGGATGACACTTTTTTCGCGGCCATTTACACGCTGGATAAAGATGATGAACCGTTCGATGAGTCTGTCTGGATAAAGGCTAATCCGGGGCTGGGTGTCTGCAAACGCTTTGATGATATGCGCCGTCTGGCGAAAAAAGCCAAAGAGCAGATAGCCGCCCGGCCTAACTTTCTGACCAAACACCTCAATATGTGGGTTAACGCGGAGTCGATCTGGATGGACTCAGGAAAATGGGACAACTGCCCTGAAAACGCGCCGGATGATGAACTGAAGAACTACCCTGTCTGGATCGGTGTTGACCTGGCAAATAAAATCGACGTGGCCGCGGCAATTAAGGTTTATGAAGATCCGCGCGGACAGGTGCATGTTAAGTGTAAATTCTGGCTGCCGGAAGGCCGGATAGAAACCGCACCGAACCATATTGCCGATCTGTACCGGAAATGGGCGGCTGCCGGACATCTTGAACTGACGGACGGCGAAGTTATTGATCATGACATCATCAAAGCCGACATTCTGGCATGGTGCGAAGGTGATGATCTGCGTGAACTCGGGTTTGACCCGTGGAGCGCGGTGCAGTTCTCCCGCCGCCTGGCGGAAGAGGGTATCCCGCTGGTGGAAGTGGCGCAGACGGTAAAAAACATGTCCGAATCCATGAAAACAGTACAGGCCGATGTCTATTCCGGAAAATTTCACCATGATCACAACCCGATGATGTCCTGGATGATGTCGAACGTGACCGTAAAACCGGACAAAAACGACAACATCTTCCCGAATAAATCGACACCGGAAAACAAAATTGACGGACCGGTTGCGCTGTTTACGGCCAAATCACGCCAGATGGTAAATGGCGGGGAAGATAAGCAGGATCTCTCCGGATTCTTTGAAAACCCAATTATGGTAGGTATTTAATGAAGCAACATAAGCAACCGGGCCGCATCCGCAGTGCGCTGCTTAACTGGCTGGGTGTGCCTGTTCATCTGACATCCGGTGAGTTCTGGCAGGAATGGGCCGGTACCAGCAGCAGCGGAAAGGTAGTGACGGCAGATAAAGCCATGCAGCTGTCTGCGGTATGGTCCTGTGTGCGCCTGCTCAGTGAGTCCATCTCAACATTACCGCTGAAAATCTATCAGAATCAGCGTGACGGCTCCCGGACGCTGGCGAAAGAGCATCCGGTATACCGGCTTTTATGTAAGCAGCCGAACGCCGAGATGACACCATCCCGTTTTATGCTGATGGTGGTCGCCAGTATCTGCCTGCGGGGTAACAGCTTTATTGAGAAGCGGTATATCGGATCAAAACTGGTCGCTTTGCACCCGCTCTTACCACAGAATATGGTGGTAAGACGCGGAAAAAGCGGTCGTCTGGAATATGAATATACCGACCCGCTGACACAAACAAAGCGCGATATTCCTCTGAAATCGATGATGCATATACGTGGTTTCGGGATGGATGGTATCTGTGGCATGATCCCGGTAAAAACCGGGCGTGATGTGATTGGTGCCGCGATGTCTGTCGAGGAGTCCGCCGCAAAAATATTCGAAAATGGTCTTCAGAGTTCCGGATTTCTGTCAGCTGAGATGCCGCTGAACGATGATCAGCGCGGGCGGATCAGAAAATATATTGAGGCATTTGTCGGCTCGAAAAATGCCGGGAAAATTATGGTGCTTGAAGGGGGCATGAAATACAACAATGTCACCATGAACCCGGAGGCCGCTCAGATGCTGGAAAGCCGGACCTTCAGCATAGAGGAGATTTGCCGCTGGTTCCGCGTGCCGCCGTTCATGGTTGGTCACATGGATAAACAGAGCAGTTGGGCGTCAAGTGTGGAAGGAATGAATATGCAGTTTCTGACCAATACACTGCGTCCGCTGCTGGTAAATATCGAACAGGAAATCAGCCGTTGCCTGCTGAATGATGACGATGATTATTATGCTGAATTTTCTGTTGAGGGGTTACTCAGGGCAGACAGCGCGGGGCGTTCAGCTTACTACACAACATCACTGCAAAACGGATGGATGAGCCGCAATGATGTCCGCCGCCTTGAAAATCTTCCGCCGATTGATGGTGGTGATATTTATACTGTCCAGCTTAACCTGACCCCGATCGATCAGCTCGGTAAAGACAACGGGAAAAATGAATCAGAAAAACTGCGGGCAGGAATAGCGAACTGGCTTTTCCCTGAATCATCTTCTGCCGCAGCGGGTCCGCAACAACAATCCACGCAATCACCTCATTCCGGGGAGTAAATTTCATGAAAAAAAGTAACCTGCCGGCAGCGCCGGAGGGTCGCCCCTGCGCGTCAGTTAATTATGAACTGAAACCGAAAGCGCTGGAAAACTGGAACAGCGGCATAAAAGCCGCCAGCGCTGATAACACTATTTCCATTCTTGATGTGATCGGTGCCGATATGTGGGGTGATGGTGTTTCCGCAAAGCGGATTGCCGCAGCGCTGCGGGTTATCGGTGACAATGATGTGGTGGTAAACATTAACAGCCCCGGCGGTGACATGTTCGAGGGCCTGGCTATTTACAACCTGCTCAGGGCACACAATGGTCATGTCACCGTCAATGTTCTGGGTATCGCCGCGTCAGCAGCATCAATAATCGCGATGGCCGGAGATGAAATTCTGATGGGCCGGGGCGCGTTTCTGATGATTCATAACTGCTGGGCTATCAGCATGGGTAACCGACATGATTTTGCAAAACTGGCTGCGGATCTTGAGCCGTTTGATAAAGCCATGGCAGGTATCTATATGGCCAGAACCGGACAGGATGAGAAGGATATCTGCCGGATGATGGATGAAGAAACCTATATCGGCAGCAGCGATGCCATTGATAACGGGTTTGCCGATGGTCTTCTGGCCGCGGACGCTATCGATAACGGTGACGAAACTCCGCAGGCCGCTGTCAGGAAAATTGACGCGCTGCTGGCAAAAACAAACACCCCGCGCTCTGAGCGCCGAAAACTGATTTCTGCTTTAACGGGAAGTATGCCGGGCGCTGCTCCCGAACCCGAAGGTACGCCATGCGCTGCCGCTGAAATAAATCCACAAACCTTATCTGAACTGGAAGAGGCGGTAAGAGCCTTTACTCCGGCACGTTAATTACTGGAGACATTATGTCTGATACAAACGAATTACTGAAAAGCCTGAAAGCGCAGATTGAAAAAGCAAACAGCGACTTTAATGCCAAGGCGGAGAGCGCACTGACAGAAGCACAAAAAGCGGGCGGACTCAGTGCAGAGACAAAAGAGGCTGTTGATAAAATGGCGCTGGAGCTTAACGCGCTGCGCGAAGCCGAAAAAACCATTAAATCCGCGATGGGGGAACTGGAACAGCACATTGCCCAGATGCCTCTTCAGAATGCCCTGAAAGCCGCGCAGTCTTTTGGCCAGCAACTGATTTCGGCGGAAGTGCTGAAAGATATTAACTCCAGCATCCAGGGGAATAAACGCATTTCTGTACCGGTACAGGCGGCGCTGATTTCAACCGGCGTTGCCGAAGGTGTTGTTGAGCCTCACCGCCTGCCGGGTGTTGATGTGGCACCAAAACAACGGTTATTTATCCGTGATTTGATTGCTCCGGGAAAAACGCAGTCACCGGCAATCTTCTGGGTTCAGCAGACCGGATTTACCAATAAGGCAGCAGTGGTACCGGAAAACACCACCAAGCCTTACAGTGATATTGAGTTTGCAACCAAAATCACCCCGGTAACCACCGTTGCGCACATGTTTAAAGCATCCAAACAGATTCTGGATGACTTTTCACAACTGCAGTCACTGGTGGACGCTGAAATGCGTTACGGCCTGAAGTTTGTTGAAGAACAGGAAATTTTGTTTGGTGACGGCTCCGGGGCGCATCTGCACGGCATTATCCCGCAGGCATCGAAATACAAACCTGAATTCAGCGTTGAAAAACAGAATGGTATTGATGATCTGCGCCTGGCGATGCTGCAGTCTCAGCTGGCTCGTTTCCCGGCATCCGGGCATGTTCTGCACTTTATTGACTGGGCGAAAATCGAACTGACCAAAGATTCTCTGGGGCGCTACATCCTTGCCAATCCGGCTTCACTTACCGGCCCGACACTGTGGGGATTGCCGGTTGTGGCAACAGAAACGGCAGCATTCAAAGGTAAGTTCCTGACAGGGGCGTTTAATGCCGGTGCTCAGTTGTTTGACCGTGAAGAAACCAACGTGGTGATCTCCACAGAAAACGCCGACGATTTTGAGAAAAATATGATCTCAATTCGTTGTGAAGAGCGCCTTGCTCTTGCAGTTAAACGCCCGGAAGCCTTTGTCTATGGTGATTTCACCGTAGCCGGTGCCGGTGAATAACTATCGGAAAACAGGCGGCCTGCGGGCCGCTTTTTCGTAAGGAAAATATGATGAAAATGACTGTACTCCGGGCATTTTATTTCGGACACCGTGTCGTTGTGGAAGGTGAAGAAATTGAAACGTCAGAATTACACGGCCGCGAGTTGATACAGAAAGGTTATGCCGGGGAAATTCCGGATAATATTCTGCCAGAGCCAGAGCCAGAGCCAGAGCCAGAGCCAGAGCCAGAGCCAGAGCCAGAGCCAGAGCCAGAGCCAGAGCCAGAGCCAGAGCCAGAGCCAGAGCCGGAAAAACCAGCTGCACCTGAATCCAAGCGCGGTGCTAAGGGGAAATAATGCTTTCTCTGGAACGTGCTAAACAACAGGTGAGGCTGGATCCGGATTTCCATGATGAAGATGAGTTACTGAAATCTTACATTATTGCCGCCGGCCGCCTGGTGGAAAATCATACCAGGCGCACCTTAATCACGGATTCTGATGAAAGCCCCGATCCGGAAACAACCCTGATTTATAACGGTGATATTGAAGTCGCTATGCTCCTGCTGGTGGGTAACTGGTATGCAAACCGCGAATCAGTTGTAACCGGTGAATCCGTAGCAGTGTTGCCGATGGCGGTTGATGCGCTGCTGCAACCTTATGTGAGGTACCTGGAATGAGCGGGTTACGTGCCGGTGAACTCAACAAACGCATCACCCTGTACCGGCCGGAGGTAGTGACTGGTGATCTTGGTGATTCCCGTACCGAACTGACGAAAGTCATCACGGTATGGGCCAAAGCCGAGGCGATATCCAACCGTAAAATCCGGACGGCAGAGCAGGATCAGGTCATCGAAACCATGCAGTTTACTGCGCGGCCACGCGCGGATGTGCAAATAGACTGGGTGATTGAATACCAGAACCGGTTTTTTACCGTCCGTGCCTGTGACCGTAACGACCCGGCGAAATTGATTATTACCACGGAGGCAGACATACGACATGATCGAAAGTGACATTAAGTCGTCTCTTTCCGCTATCACCGCAATGCCCGTTTTCCCCCTGTTATTACCGAAAGATGCACAGGAAGGTATCACCTTTCAGTGCATCAGTGATCCGCGTTATTCCGCCGGTATGGTCACTACTCATCTTATTGTGGCGCGTTTTCAGATAGGCATTTACGTACTGAATGACTACGAAAAAGCCCTGCTGCTGGATAAAGCCATTCGTGATGCCTGGGAGCCGATCGTGCATGGTTACATCGGTCATTATCCGGTACAGACGGTACAGCGCGGCGGGTTGCAACAGGGGAAGGAAGAGCTGACAAAAAACACCGTCCGCTGGTCAGTTATACGGGATTTTATCATCACTTATCCGGAGGATGCCGTGTGATAACCAGAATCGAAGTTTCGGGGCTGGAAGAGCTTGGCCGCCGGTTACAGCAGGTGGAAACCGCGCTGAAAACCAAAATACTGCGCTCTGCCGGCAGTGAGGCAATGCAGGTTGTGAAAGAGGATATGGAGCAGCATGCCGGATTTGACCCGAAGGGGAAAGGAAAGCATATGCGGGAAAATATCACAATAAAAACAAAGGAAATCAAAGGCACGAACGGTGGTGTGATGGTCACCGTCGGCCCGGCAAAAGACCACTACATGAAAGCCAGGGCACAGGAGTTCGGCACAGTGAAACAGGTAGCGAAGCCGTTTATCCGTCCGGCACTGGATTACAACAAACGCGCGGTTCTGAAAGTGCTGACACAGCAGATCCGCAATGCACTCTCTGAGTATTAAAGGAGCAATTATGGCTGACAATAAAACCTCACCGGAATACGCGAAGTTACCCGCCGGTACCGTGGTGAAATACGGGAAACTCGGCGATACCGTGGAAGCAATGAAACCACTGATTAACTGTAAGGCGCTGGGCGCTACCGGGCAGTCCGGCAGCTTTGTTGATGTCACCACTCTGATCGACACATCCAAGCAGTTTATTTCTGACCTGCCGGAAGGGCCGGAGAAATCCCTGGGGTTTATTGACGACCCGGAAAATGAAGATTTTGCGGCATTCCTTAATGCGGCGGAAAAACGTGAAACGGTACAATTTTATTTTGCACTGCCGAACAAACGCACTGCAACCATGCTGTTATCGCTGTCAGGTTGGGAGATGAATGACGTTTCTGCCCCGGCAAACGAAGCCATTCAGATTACCGTAAAAGGTAAACAGAATAACCTGACATGGGGTGTTGCAGGTGCTGCGGGTGATCAGGCCAAAGGAGCAACGAAATAATGAAAGGGCTGAAAGCATCACTGCTGGCGGCAAAGCCGGAAATCCGTGAAGTGGAAATCCTCTGCGGGGTTAAGGTAAATATCCGCCGTATGACCGCCAATGAGCTGATTACCCTGGAGCAGGAAGTCGCCGATCTGAACATGGACGGTAAAGTGCGCGAAGCGTCTCTGATGAACGTCGATATGCTGCTGAACTGCATTGTTGATGACGGCGGTAAACCGGTTGATAAATCACTGCTGCCGAGCGCTGATGAAATGGTGAATGTTCATGACAACGCCATTCTGATCGATGCCATTAACATCGTGAAACGCCACTCTGTCGGTACACTTGAAGAGGCAAAAAAAAACTGACGGACAGCCCGTTGCTTTTCTTTGCCCACCAACTCGCGGAAGAGCTCAAAGAAATTGATCCTTACCGCGTACTCAGCCTGCCGGCATCCACGCTTCTTGGCTGGCAGGCATACTTCTCACTGAAAGCAGAACAGACCGGCGCAGCGGATACCTCACAGGACAATCCGCCAGCACTGGGAATGCCGCCGTCACCGGTGGAACAGCAATGTGCTGATATCATGAAAATTATCGGAGGATAGATGTCAAACCTTGCAGATCTGCGTGTCGGCCTGCTGCTGAACGATGCCAGTTTCCGTTCAAATATCAGCAACGCAATGAATCACGCCGGGCGTGAAACCAAACGCTTTTCTGATAAGGCAAAGCGTGACGCAAAAGGCGTTGAGGATAGTTTTAACGGCATCAGCAAAAGCGTCACCAATGTGGCCGGTAAACTGGCATTACTGGCCGGTGGCGGGTTATCTATCGGCAGCATTCTGTCTGTTTCACGCCAGTACAGTCAGGCGTTATCTGATCTCAGTGCTATCACCGGCGCATCTGCCGAACAGATGAAGCGCTATGATGATGCCGCCCGCAGCATGGGGCGCACCACTGAATTTGGCGCCACTAAAGTTGCTGATGCAATGAAGTTACTGGCCTCTGCAAAACCGGCGTTGCTGAAAACGGCCGGCGCACTGGAAGAGGTAACCGCGAAATCTATCACGCTGGCCCAGGCATCCGGTATTGATCTCGCTGATGCTGCTAAATCACTGTCTCTGAGCCTTAACCAGTACGGGGCATCGGCATTATCAGCAGAGCGTTACATTAACGTACTGGCTGCAGGGGCGAAATATGGTGCATCGGAAATCAGTGAAACCTCTGAGGCGGTGAAAAACTCCGGCACTGTGGCCGCACAGGCCGGGATAAAATTTGAAGAACTGAATGCGGCAATTCAGGTGCTGGCCGAGAAAGGTATCAAAGGTGCCGAGGCCGGACGGATGTTGCGTAACGTGATCCTTGTTCTCGAGCGTTCCGCCGATAAGTCACTGAGGCCGTCGGTTGTCGGGCTGGGTGTGGCGCTGGATAACCTGGACAAAAAGAACTACTCAACCACAGCGTCAGTGAAGCTTTTCGGCAGAGCAAACGTGAGTGCCGCAGTTAACCTGCGTGAAAACACGGACAAACTGAAAGAACTGACCGCGGCACTGGCCGGCACTGACACCGCGTATGAGCAGGCAAATATCAGGGCGAATAACCTGAACGGGGATCTGGAATTACTGGCAACCTCATTTGAGGGACTGGCACTCTCTGTGGGTCATAGCACTGACGGGCCGATAAGATCAGGTATTCAGAATGTCACCGCTGCTGTGAATGGACTGACGGATAATTTCTCAACATTAGCCAGTATTGTTACATATGCCGTTTTGCCGGTCATGGCATCCAGAATGACGCTGGGTTTACAGGAGCAGGTTAAGAGTTGGTACAGCTTAGAGTCTGCAACCAGAAGCACCGCGAAAGCACAGGCTGAGGCATCACGAAAAGCTATTACTGATATAGACAAGGAAATAAGCAGTATTAATGAAAGAGGGAAGGTATTAACTCAGAAGCGGAAGTTGGCAATAAAAGAAGGCACTGAACTCAGCGGTTTTAAAGAAAAGCGTTTATCACTGGAGCGCCAGGAATCGGAGCTACTCAAGCAGCGTGAAATCCATACGCGCAGGCTGTCTGTTGCCACTAATCAGCTCTCAATTAGCCAACGTGCACTGACTGTATCAGCATCAGCGATGCGAGGGGTTTATTCTGCGTTAGGCGGGCCTGTTGGTGTAATTACCATAGCGGCTTCTGCGCTGTATTATTTTCATAACAAAGCACAGGAAGCCAGACGAAGTGCAACCGATCTAAAAAATGCAATTATTGAAACCACAGATGCATTGATGCAGCTGTCAACCACTCAGCTTGAAGTAAAGGTTATTGATTTTAAGCAGGCATTCCTGGAGCAAAAAAAACAGGTTGCAGAAATTACCTTCGAGTTAGAGCAGGTAAAAATGCACCGTGAGGTGACGGACGGGTTTTGGGGGGCAGGCGGAACAAATAAAAGGCGTGATGAAAAAATAGCACGCCTGAGTGCAGATCTTGAAAATGCGACAAATAAATTATACGACGTTGATGGTATTAATTTAAAAAATGCTGAAACCGCTCTGGAAAGGCTAAGGTCCGGAGAAAAGCCAGCGGTCAAAAAGAAGGAGGATGATAACCCGCCACCAGAGGAGCCAGTTGTCTCGACCGGTACCAATGAATTACCCGATACCAAATCAGGTAAAAAAGAGCTTAATCAATACAAACAGTTGCGTAATCAGATTGAGTTAGAACATGCAACCAGCCTTGAAAAGATTTCCCTGAGTGAATCGGAAACCCTGGACAAACTGAAAGAGCTGCACAAATCAGGAGGCATGTCTCAGAAAGAGATGAACCGGCTTTCGCTTATCAGCGCTGAGAATTATCAGCGGCAACGGGTTATTCTGGCTGAAAAATATTCTCCGACGGCGGCCATGCTGCGTGAGGAAGGCGAAGCAAATAAAGAGCTTAAGTCCCTGCTTGAATCACGCCTGCTGACTGAAGAAGAGTATAAACGAGCCCGTCTTCAGCTGACACAAACCAGTCAGCGCGACCGGTTGTCGCAACAGGCAAAAGATTTAGCCTTGCCGAATATCTCACTCGCCGGTGAAGTTGATCCTGTTGCGCAACTGCGTAATCAACTGGAAGAACAAAAGGCACTGTACCAGGCGTATTACCGTGATGGTGTTATCAACAAAGAGCGGTATGAAGCGCTGGTGGCACAGGCATCCGAGAAATCAAAAGAGGCGCAGATTCAGGCGGCTAAGGAGTTGTATTCCGCTCAGGGTAACTGGCAGAGAATGCAGATTAACCTTATTGATGCTGTAGAGCAAAAAACAGCGGGTTCACTGGCCGGAATGCTGACAGGAACAAAAGGATTTTCAGAAGGCCTGCGCGAGCTATCAGCATCGCTGGCTGAATCCATCATTCAGGATCTGATAAAAATTGCGATTCAGGGTCAGATAACAAATGCCATTACCGGTTTGTTCGGTGGGTTTGGTGGCGGTACTGCCAATGGATCTACAGTACCGATGCCGCCAAAAAACATTTCAGTCATGCCACACGCCAAAGGTGGGGTACATAATTCTCCGGGATTAAGTCAGTACAGTAATCAGGTTGTCAGCAGCCCGACACTGTTCGCATTCGCCAAAGGCGGAGCACCGAATGCTGGGCTGATGGGCGAAGCCGGACCGGAAGCTATTATGCCGCTGAAGCGCGGCCCGGACGGAAATCTCGGCGTTAGAATGTATGGCGGAAATGGCGATACCGCCGCGCCAGTGGTCCATATCCATATTGACGGTGAAGGGAATCAGCAGGTTCAGGCATCCGGTGGTTGTGAGCAGTTCGGCAGGGAAGTGGGGCAATTTGTCGACCAGCGCTTTCGCAAACTGATGGATAAGGAAACGCGACCATCTGGTTCAGTCTGGAATCTGGTTAAGGGGGGCAGATGATAGAAGTATTCACCTGGAGTCCGCGGCTGAATCCGCAGAGTGATATTTCGTTCCGTCTCCGCAAAGCAAAATTCGGGGATGGTTATGAACAGGTTTGCGGGGATGGTATTAACACCCGCAGTCAGAAATGGTCACTGAATTTTACCGGAACTGAAAGTTATATTCGGCCAATCCGCGATTTTATTGACCGGCATGGCGGTATCCGTGCCTTTCAGTGGAAACCGCCACTGGAAGATATCGGATTGTATCGCTGTGATGATCCGAAGCTCACCCCGCTCGGCGGTGACAATTATTCACTCTCTCTCACTTTTACCCAGGCATTTAAACCATGATCACAAACGATTACCAGAAGCTGGAACCGGGTAATGCCGTCCGGCTTTTTGAGGTTGACGGTACTGCGTTCGGTGCGCCGGATATTTTGCGGTTCCATGCATACAATATTCCTCACACTGAGGCAGAGATTACTGCCGCTGGTGGTGACCCGGAAAAACTGTCGGCGAAATCCATCTGGTGGCAGGGCGAAGAGTATCGTGCCTGGCCGGTACTGATTGACGGGATTGAGGCATCCACCACCGGATCCGGCGCACAGCCGAAGTTATCGGTGGCAAACCTTGATGGGTCAATCACTGCGCTGTGCCTGGCATACGATGACATGCTGAAGGCGAAAGTCACGATACACGATACCCTGGCGCACTATCTGGATGCGGTAAACTTTACGGATGGTAACCCGGCGGCAGATCCGACACAGGAAAAAGTCTCGGTCTTTTATATCGACAGCAAATCATCGGAAACTAACGAAGTTATCGAGTTTGAATTAGCCAGTCCGATGGATTTGCAGGGGGTACTGATCCCGACACGGCAATTGCATTCAATGTGTACCTGGTGTATACGCGGCAAATACAAATCTGGTGACGGCTGTGATTATGCCGGGCAGAACGGGTATTTCGATAAGCACGGCAATCGTGTGGATGATCCGGCACAAGATCAGTGCAGCGGCATGCTGAACACAGGTTGCTTCCCCCGCTTCGGCAAAAACAATCCGATCCCGTTTGGCGGCTTTCCGGGAACCTCATTACTGAGGAAATAATGATGCGTCAAAACATTCAGGCAGCCATTTTTGCCCACGCAGAACGTGAATACCCCCGCGAGTGCTGCGGGGTGATCGCGCAAAAATCCCGTGTAGTGAAATACTTTCCCTGCCGCAATGTCGCGGTCACGCCGGAAGAGCATTTTGTATTATCGCCGGAGGATTACGCCGTTGCTGAGGATTGGGGGACGGTGACCGGTATTGTACACAGTCACCCGGATGCTACCACCAGGCCGTCAGAACTGGACAAAGCACAGTGCGATGCTCTCGGTGTGCCGTGGTATATCATAAGCTGGCCGGAAGGGGATCTGCGGACTGTTCAGCCGCGCGGTGAATTACCATTACTCGGTCGGCCGTTTGTGCTCGGGTTTACGGACTGCTGGGGGCTGGTAATGAGTTGGTTTCGGCAGGAACGCGGCATTGAACTGCCGGATTACCGGGTGGATTATCCCTGGTGGGAGCAGGGTGAAAACCGTTACGCCGATAACTGGCAGGAGGCCGGATTTATTCAGGTTGACGACCCGCAACCCGGTGATGTGATAGTGATGCAGGTACAGGCACCTGTCGCTAATCATGCCGGTATTCTGCTGGGTGATAATATACTGCTGCATCATTTGTACGGACATCTGAGTCAACGGGTGCCGTATGGAGGTTACTGGCGTGATCGCACAGTTATGGTACTGAGACACAAAATATTCATGACATAATTGGAGTGAGGATATAACATTATTTTTATTTGCTGATCATGCTGAGGAAGTAATGAAAGTTATTGGCTATATTCTTATGATTGCTGGATTGATAGCAATGGTTTTTGCAATAAACATGGACGTTTCAGTGTCCACTTACGGCGGTAGGGTTAACAACATAGGTTTAATGTCTGACAGACAAAATTATCTCATATTCAGTGCGGTAATATTTCTTGCTGGGGTTATTTTAACAATATTCGGTAGCAAGAATGGGCAGTCTTCTGGTGTTGATGACATTAAGTGCAAATACTGCGCGGAGTTAATAAAACCAGATGCAGTTATTTGTAAGCATTGTGGTAAAGAGGTTGAAAAAATAAAAGTAACTGATACCACTGCTTTCAAATTTACCCCCACTGAAAACGATAGCGTATTCTCATTCAGAGATTGGCCACCAGAGATTTTTATTACAAATGGTGAGATAAATAAAAATACTGTCTATCAGTTTATTTACGAATTGAAAAAATCAAATCCCAAATTAGATCCGCCGGGTATAGCGATGAAGTTCTTCAGAGATTTTTCATCCATAGAAAAAGGATTGCCTGATAATTTAACGGATGAGTTTAAGGAATTAAGAAAATCAGCATTGCAACAATAACCCGCTCCGGCGGGTTTTTTTATGGGGTAAATATGTCACAGGAAATAATGGCAAAAATAGAGTTGAGCGGTGTGCTGGGTAAAACATTCGGTAAAACACATCAGCGTCTTGTCAGTACAACGTCCGAAGCCGTCCGTGCGCTGTGCTGCACCATCTCTGGATTTGAGCAGTTCCTGAATACCAGCAAATCCCGTGGCTTAACTTATGCGGTATTTCGCGGGAAAAAGAATATCGGGATTGATGACCTCGGTTTTCCGGTGACGGATGATGTTATCAGGATTGTGCCTGTTGTGATCGGCAGCAAGCGCGGGGGATTATTCCAGACTATATTCGGCGCGGTGCTGGTGGCTGCTGCCGGTCTTATGACTCCCGGCGGTATAATTGCAGCCTTTAGCGCCGGTGGTATGGCGGGCTTTATGGCTACAACCGGCGCAGCGATGATGTTGGGCGGCATTATTCAGATGTTGTCCCCGCAGCCAAACGGGATCGCCATGAAAGACCAGGGCGAAAATAAACCGTCTTATGCGTTCGGTGCCCCGACGAACACCGTTTCTCAGGGCTACCCGGTACCGATCGGTTACGGTAAGCGCCGCATCGGCGGAGCCGTTATCTCAGCCGGTATTTACGTCGAAGATCAGCAGTAATCCTTTCTCAGTTTTTCAGCAGGAATCCCACAATGACACAAATCACAGGCCGCAAAGGTGGTGGCGGTAGCCCGCGCACGCCAGTCGAACAGCCGGACGACTTACAGTCCGTTGCCAAAGCAAAATTGCTGATCGCCCTCGGTGAAGGGGAATTTGCCGGTGAGCTGACCGGGAAGAATATTTTTCTGGATGGTACCCCGCTGCTGAATGCTGACGGATCAGAAAACTTTCCCGGCGTGGTGTGGGAATACCGTCCCGGCACCCAGGCACAAACCTATATTCAGGGGATGCCGGCGGCGGAGAATGAAATCACCGTTGGTACCACTGTGCAGAGCAGCACGCCATGGGCACATGCGTTTACTAACCCGCAGTTGTCTGCGGTCCGCGTCCGCCTGAAATGGCCGTCCCTGTTCCGCCAGGAGGATAACGGGGACATGGTCGGGAATGAGGTGAAATACGCCGTTGATTTGCAGACTGACGGCGGCAGCTGGAAAACCGTTGTTGATGGCCGCGCAAAAGGCAAGACCACCTCGGGTTATGAGCGCACCCATCGTATTGATCTGCCGCAGTCGGCCACATCCTGGACACTGCGGGTACGGAAAATCACTGAAGATGCCAACAGCGCCAAAATAGGCGATACCATGGTGTTACAGAGCTACACTGAGGTGATTGATGCCAAACTGAGGTATCCGCATACCGCGCTGTTGTATATCGAGTTTGATTCAAAGCAGTTTAACGGCTCGATTCCGCAGGTCACCTGTGAGCCAAAAATGAGGGTTATCCGCGTGCCGTCAAACTATGACCCGGAGCACCGGACGTACTCCGGCACCTGGGATGGTTCGTTTAAGTGGGCATGGACCAATAACCCCGCATGGATATTTTACGACATCGTGGTTTCCGATCGTTTCGGCCTCGGCGACCGCATCAAAATGCAGAATATCGATAAGTGGGAGCTGTACCGGGTTGCGCAGTATTGTGATCAGCCGGTGCCGGACGGCAAAGGCGGCAGCGGCACGGAGCCGCGCTATGTCTGTGATGTGTATGTACAGGATCGCAATGAAGCCTATACCGTGCTGCGTGACTTTGCCGCCATCTTCCGGGGCATGACCTACTGGGGCGGCAACCAGATTATCACCCTGGCGGATATGCCGCGTGATATCGATTACAGCTATACCAAAGCCAACGTACTGGACGGTAAATTCATTTATTCCGGCAGCAGCAGTAAGGCCCGTTATTCCTCCGCGCTGGTATCGTACTCGGATCCGCTGAACGGCTATGCCGATGCGATGGAGCCGGTATTTGAAAATGAACTGGTTTACCGGTTCGGCTTTAATCAGCTGGAAATGACGGCAATCGGCTGCACCCGGCAGTCTGAGGCCAACCGCAAAGGCCGCTGGGGCATTCTGACCAACAACAAAGATCGGGTGGTGACATTCGGCGTAGGGCTGGACGGTAATATCCCGCAGCCGGGCTACATCATTGCGGTGGCGGATGAAAACCTGTCCGGGAAAGTCACCGGCGGCCGCGTCAGGGCTGTGAATGGCCGGAGTATCACACTCGACCGCAAACCTGATGCCGCGCCGGGTGACCGGCTGATGCTGAACCTGCCGTCCGGTAAATCACAGGCCCGCACCATCCAGATGGTCACGGATAACGTGATCACCGTTACCACGGAATACAGTGAAACGCCGGAACCGGAATGTGTCTGGGTGACGGAGTCAGACGAGCTGTACGCCCAGCAGTACCGGGTGGTGAGTGTGACTGAGAATGATGACGGCACGTTCACGATATCGGCGGCCATGCATGATCCGGACAAATACGACCGGATAGACACCGGCGCGGTGCTTGATGAGCGCCCGATCAGTGTTATTCCGCCCGGCAACCAGTTCCCGCCGAAAGATATCACCATCAGTTCTTATTCTGTGGTGAATCAGGGGATCAGCGTCGAAACCATGCAGGTTACCTGGTCACCGGCCGAGAATTCCATTGCCTATGAGGCGCAGTGGCGGCGTGATGACGGTAACTGGATCAATGTGCCGCGCAATGCCACTACTTCATTTGACGTACCCGGGGTCTATTCAGGCCGCTATCTGGTGCGGGTCAGGGCGATTAATGCAGCGGAAATCTCCAGTGGCTGGGGGTATTCAGAGGAAACCCGGCTGACCGGCAAGGTGGGTGATCCGCCGATGCCGCTGAACTTCCGGGCGTCCACGCTGGTATTCGGGATCAAACTGAACTGGGAGTTCGGGAAATTCACCGAAGACACCCTGAAAACTGAAATTCAGTACAGTAAAACCAATGACGGGCAGAACCTGTTGCTGCTGGCTGATGTCCCGTACCCGTCCCGCTCTCACGAACTGGCCGGTCTGGCCGCTGGTACCGCGTTTTATTTCCGCGCCCGCCTGGTAGATAAAACCGGCAATCAGTCCCCCTGGACTGAGTTTGTGCGCGGTGTGGCCGAGTTCGATGCATCAACCATTATTGATGAAGTGGCCGCCGGGCTGGGTGACTCACAAATCATCAAAGACCTGCAGTCGCAGGCGGATGATAATTTCGAGGCCATCATCAACAACGCCAACAACGCCTACGGCCAGTGGGGCTACTGGCAGCGTGAAACCGGTTTGATGAAAGCCGAAATTATCGAAGTCCGCAACTACACGGTCACGGAAACGACTGCACTTGCAGAGAAACTGGACGCGGTTAAGGTGACTGCAGACGACAGTTTCGCCATGGCACAGAACTCTATCCGCGCGCAGTGGGATATGGCCGCCGGCGAAGCATCAGTGGTTCACGATATGAAAGTCCGCATTCATTACAACGGTGAGGACTATTCCGCCGGCATGGTAATCGGGGCCGAACTGAAAGGCGGGGAGGTGAACACGCTGATCGGGTTTAATGCGCAGCAGTTTGCATTTTATAACCCGGTGAATAAATCGATGGATTTGTTCATGTACATGAAGGGCGGACAGGTGTTTATCCGGGAGGCTTTTCTGGATGAGGCGTGGATAAAGAGCCTGCTGGTGATAGATAAGCTTCAGTCTGAAAACTATGACGCCGGTAAAAAGGGATTCCTGATTGATGCCAAAACTGGGAAAGCGGAACTTAACGATACCATTATTCGCGGAACGCTGTATGCCACAGATGGTGAATTCGCCGGGACCGTCTACGCACAACGGATAATCGGTGACGTTGTTACGGCCGGTATTTATCCTGCCGCGAGCGCAGGGAGTATATACGGTGACGGCGGAGACTGGACGACAGTTAAATCGACATTGACGTATGTCGGCGGTATGCCTTACGCCATCGCGCTGGTTTTACCAACTATCATTGTTGGTGTAGAGCAGTATCAGGGGTACCCCCTGGGAAAATTGCAGGGGACTGAGGTAAACATACGTATTGACGGCGTTGCGCAGTCTGTCGCCGGGTTTGGTGATGTCCGCTCAGCGGTTATTTTCATTTCTGCGGGAAGGCGTGATGTGAAAATAGAGGTTGAGTACCGTGTCAGACATACCGGTTCTGTCGGCGTTCGCCTGGCTTATGGCGTTGTTCTTGCCTGTAAGTACAATTCAGCATCATTCAAATGATAACCGCTACGGCGGTTTTTTATGTCCGAAATTCGAGGAAAACCCATGATTTACACAGGCGGCACTATAGCCATTAAAGCCGGGTCACCGATTGTGACCGGTACCGGTACACAGTGGAAAAAGAACATTCACGGTGTGGCACCCGGCCAGCTTATCAGCATCGAGAACGGTACTGCACCTGTCAGCATGATGATCCGCGCGGTAAACAGTGATACCGAACTGGTGTTGTCATTCAATGCCCCGGTAACGCTCAGCGGCGCGAAATACTCCATTGCCACCACGGTACCGGATACCATTTCAGATGCGGCCCGCACTATGTCAGCCAATCAGGGCTATATCGTTTACTTTCTCCAGGCAATGCAGCAGTGGATGACAGACACCGGACAGGTGGAAATTGAGCTGCCTAACGGCCAGAAGGTGACGCTGGATAGCATTAAAGCGCTGAATGATGCTTTAAGTAATCTGTCAGAAAGAGTTGATAATATAAAGATACCCGATGTGAAAGACGCATCTACAACGCAGAAAGGAATTGTGCAACTGACTGCGAATATGGGCAACTCTGATATTTTAGTGCCACACCAGAAGGCGGTGAGAGATGGTATCAACGCCTTAAATTCAAGTATCGGTAAGGGATTATCTATCAATGATAATGGATATACAGAGATCTATCCGTCAGACAAAAATAAAGCAGGGCTTTGGCAAAGAATAAATACATCTGTGTTTGAGGTGCTCAGTGGTAGTACCGGAAAATTTTCCGTTGCGAATGACTCCGTAAAGATAGGCGGAACAATCGATGTTAAAAACAATACCCCCGGCAATGATCAGTCAAGGGTTGAAATAACATCACCAGATGGCAGATTTAGCATCGGTATGTGGGTGTATAACGATGGACGTACATTAGTTTCGTGCCGAAATACATCAGGGTGGTCTAACGTCAGTTTTGCAAATGTCGGAAGTGGCAGCGCCGCAGTAATCGGCGGGAATATTTATGTTGATGGCAGTGGTTACCTGAAAAAATCCTCCCCGATAATTCTTGTGTATCCTGGCGGCACGTTTGATACCAATGACGAATCCGAAGGTGCTGAAGTCAGCCGCACCGGCACCGGCCAGTATCACATTACCAGCATTCTTGGTTATAACTCAGATGGTGCATGGGGCGTAAACGGCGGTATCTCGGTACCGAAAGACAATAACGGCCTTGAGCTGGTTTATGTTGCTGATCGCGTCCTGGAAGACGGCAGTATTATCATCGAAACCTGTCACCGTCAGCATGCGCATTTACCGGAACGCTTCCAGAACTGGCGGTTGAAAGAAGTCACCCCGGAAGGTGAGCGTATTTTCTATCAGGACGGTGAACCGTGTGATCTGCCGGAATCCACCCGCCTCGATGTGCGTGTCGAAATGCCGCAGGGCTCAGTGTGGAATGTGAAGCAGCGTGAACTGGCTGAACAGATGGAGCGCGAGCAGGCAGAGCGTGAAGCGCAGGAAGCAGCAGAGCAGGGCGTAGACTCAGAGGAATAAGACGAAGCCGCGCTGGTGGATGTACGGCGCGGCTGTCTTTGATGTGGAATAAGTTGTTTTATCACTCCCATGGTGCTTTTGGGGAATACGTGGCGAAATCAGGCAATAATTCAGTTACAGAAACATTAAAAACACGAGAAATAAGAAATAACGCATGAACAGGCACAGATTCCTGTCCGGACTCATAATTAGTTATTTTTTAACTGTAGTATCAATGAGTTGAGCTAATTGATTTTCTGACAGTTCAAATGAGTTTCTTAATGACTTAATTCTTCGTCCGACGTAGATATTCAATTCTTGGTTTTTTTGAGACATAATAACTACATGTAGCAAAACTATAACGGGTGATATTATTTTAACGTGAAATTATAAGTTGACAATTAAAATACGTAATTTTACTTATTATCAGAATATTCTGTATCATCAAAGGCACCTTCCATTTCCGGCACCCAGCTGCCATCCTCAAAAATCTCCTGCACTATCTCTTTTATTTTTTTATTATCTTTATCATTTTTCCCGCCGGTTACTGACATCGCCGCATTGGTTCCCCACGCAATACGAACGTTCATATCCTGATACTGAGCCCGTAGCTTTCGGTCTATTTCCTTTTCCAACGCCTCAAATGTGCCGGCCGGCATCATCTCTTTTTGGTTGCTGCTGAAAATAACTTCAATACGGAGCATGCGATCACCTCTTAATTAACTGGTTGAATATACAGTTAAATTTAGATGCGAGTCAGATAAATGTCAAGAACAGCCACCGTCAAGCATTAGATATGTGAGCACATGAGGTGGATTTTAGTGCGCCATAGTGCATGATTTATTTGTACATGTGTGCGCTCATAATTCCAGTTACGCATTCAGTTTATTATTTCAACTAATTGATATATAAGTATTTATTTAATTTTTATTTTATTTCATGGATAAATGCATCAGGTTGAGCGGTAGCAGGCGCAGGGCGATGGCCGCACAGGATAAACGCCGTGCACGGACATAATTTGCCAGGGTATAGCCGGTCTGTTGTTTGAAAATACGCTGAAAATGCCATTTGGAATATCCGGCTTTCCCGGCAACGGCTTCTAATGAAAGATCAGACTCAAGATTATTTTCTATCCAGTTTAAAATTTCATCAACAACGCATTCGTTAAACAT